CCATCTTGTTGGAATTCTCATAATGAATATTATATACCAGAACAAAGATATTATGATGTAATAGCTTCATACAATACTGTATCAAATTACAATAATAATTATTACAATAATTTTCAACCTTTAAAACTAGACAAATCTAACTTTAGATCTGCTAAAAGTTCTCATTGTATGGATTCAATTAATTTATATTGTGATTCAGAAGATTCTTATTCAATACATAAAGGTTATATAAATACAAGTTTTCAAACTGGAACATTAGCTTTAGCTTATTTACAACAACCTACAGATGAAAATGGGTATCCTATGGTTATAGATGAAATTTCTTTTAGGACAGCAATAGTAGCTTATTTAAAAATGAGGCTAGCTGATATAAAGTATTTTACAGACCCTACACCTTCTCATGAAAGATTATTACAAAGATATACAAATGACTGGCAATGGTACTGCAAACAAGCTAAGAATACCCAACTTATGCCTTCTAACTTAGATGAAAGAGAACAATTATACAGAAGCAATATGAGATTAGTTAAAAAAAGAAATGCTTATGGATCTTTCTTTGCTAATTCTAACAACTTAGATAATTTAAATTTTAACAATTATGGCTAGAAATAACAGAAGAAGAGACAGTAATGATAATGAAAGAAGTAGATATAGTCAGAACAGTAGAGATAGAAGAGACAGGAGAAATACAAAATTAAGGAAAGAAACTATTGATAGTTTTGAATCTGGACTTCATACTGATTTTTCTCCTAACAGACAACCTGATGGCACATATAGATTTGCTTTAAATACTATTTCAGAAACTACTGAAGGAGATTTAGGTTTTAGAAGTAATGAATTATCTAATGAATCTGTAGCAGCTTTACCTGAAGGTTTTCAGGTGTTAGGTCATACTTATATAAGTGGAGAAAAAGATGTTATATTTGCAGTTAATAGTTTAACAAACATTTCTTTAATTGGAACATTAGATAAAAATTACAATTTTGAAACTTTAATAGAATCTGATTGTTTAGATTTTAATATATGTAATGAGATTGAAGCTACTTATAGAGTTAAAAATGGATGTGATACTATAATTTATTTTGTAGATCATTTGAATCCTGATAGATCAGTTAATTTAAATTACTTAGAACAATATATAAAATCAGATTATCAAGAAGGAACTGACAATCCTTTATCTAAATGGAACTGTGAAGAATTTCAAATTGAAAAAATTGATGATAATTTATCAGTTAGTTTTTTAAAATATTTAGAAACAGGTAACTTACCTATTGGTACTATTCAACTAGTTGTAAGACATTTAGATTCAAATAAAAATGGAGCAGGTTATACTATAGCTACTGAAACTATACCAGTTATAGATGATAGATACTCTGAAACTTATTTAAATATAGATGGAAACATTGCTATGAACAGTAATAAATCTATAGAATTTGAAATTAATGGTATAAATTTAAATTATGAATTTTTAGAAGTAACAGCTATTGTAACTACTGCTAGTGTAACTTCTTCTTATGTTGTTGCTGAATTACCTATAACGGAATCTTTAATTAGGTACACTGTTACTAGTATTGATGATTCTGTGCCTACTGATGTTAGATCTATTAGTAGTGTAAAAGAAATTTATAGTTCTAAAAGTATTACTCAATTAGAGAACAGATTAATAAGAAGTAATATAAAATGCAACTCTAAAAATTATACAGGATTACAACAATATGCTAATGACATTAAATCTCATTATGAAGTTTTTGAACAAGATTCTACTGATGTAAATGATTTAGCTGTAAAAACTGGAGATTATTATTGGTATGGTAAATCTTATATGCGTGATGAAATTTATGCATTTGGTATAGTTTATAAATATAACAATAATACTTTTTCACCTGTTATGCATATTCCAGGCAGAGCTAAAGATTCTTTTACAGGAAGTACTCAAGGTGCTCACAGGCCAGATTCTATAACAGGTTGGGATTCAACTTCTTATGATTTAGTAAGTTCAAGTTGGGATAATGTAAGTAGTATTCCTGATACAGAAGCAGAACATTTATCTTTAATTGCGGGGGATACAGTTGAAAGGTGGAAAGTTTATAATACAGCTTATAAAGATTCTTCTTTAAATTCTAACGTACATTCTGCGGGTCAAATGGCTTATCATGAATCTAATGCTAATTATCCTAATACTAAAGATTGTAATGATAATTTTATATTTGGGGATTTAGTGGGAACTCCTATTAGACATCATAAATTTCCTGATAGTTCTTTAGAACCTCACTCTTCAAATAACAATATACATCCAATAGGTATTAAATTTAAAAATATAATTTTACCCCCTGATACTAAATCTTATAGGATTGTTAGGTGTGATAGAGATGAAAATAAAACTGTATTAGATAAAGGTATTAGTTTTTATGGAAGAATATCTGAAGTTGGAGACTCTCCAATACATTTTCAACCTTTTTTAGGTAATTTATCTAAATTAGAACTTGCTATTGGACCAACTACAGGACTTAGAGTAATTCCTGATGGTCTTGAATCAGGTGCTTTAATAGGTGCTGGAGATACAGTTCCTATTCAAAATACTATTAGTGACAGGATATGTTTTCATTCCCCTTTAACTAAGTTTGTAAAACCATTTATTAAAGCAAGTTATTTAAAAACTGAAAATGTTTTAAATGCAGCAGCAGAAACACCTTATTTGCAAAGTAATAGAAGAACAAGTATTGGATTATCTTTTAATACAGATGATGTTGAAATTAATGTAAATCCTTCTTTAAATACTAGTATTAATTCTGTAATAAATAAACAAGCATATATTGGAAAAAATTCTATTTTACCTGCTGGCATTTTAACAGAAAAATTTATTAATAATTACTCTGATGATACTTTTGCTATAGAAACAAATAGTAATGTACGAGCTTATGATGGTAATACTGAAGTATTTACTCATGCAAATGATACAATTACAGAAGGCTCTAATGGTAGCGGAGGAACTTTAAGATCAGGGTCACAAGCTATTTATCAATCATTAAAAGTTGTTAAAGATGTTTACAATAATCTTAACAGATTAATTTATTATACTGTATCTAAAGATTGGACTGAAGCAAATGAAACTTTAGTTTTAGGAGGAGATACTTTTATTACTAGATTTAATTTTATTAATTCAGGAAGAATGATAGCTGAATCTGAAGAATGGGTTAATGAAGATAATAAAATAGCAGATAGAAAACACAATTATAGTTCTTTAATAGGATTTTTTACAGAATCTACTATTAATTCAGAATTAAGACATGAGTTGCCTGGAGAACTTTACTATCCTAAAACTTTAAATGCAGGTTTATTTTTAAATTGTATAACTGATGATGGATCTGGTTATACCCCAAATTATTATAATTACAATTCTGATTTCCATAAACCAAATAATATAAATGCTTTTATTAGTTTACCTAATTCATATAGATATTGTTCAGATTGTGAGTGTTTATTTCCAAATAGAGTTCTTTACTCTGAAAGATCTTTTCAAGAAGAATTAGCGGATAACTATTTAAATTCTAAAACTAATAATTATAGAGACATATTAGCTAACAAAGGTGATATAACTAAAATTTTTAATTATCAAAATAAATTATTTATAGATACAGAGGAATCTAGATTTTATTTACCTTCTACTAATCAAGCTATTCAATCTAATGAATCACAAGTGTTTATAGGAACTGGAGAATTCTTTTCTGCTTCTGTACAAGAGCTTGTAGATTCAGATGTAGGTTACATGGGTAATCAATCTCAAAGAGCTTTTAATATAACAGAACATGGAGTTTTTTCTTTAGATGCTAGAGATGGTAAAGTATTTTTATTTAATGGTAAAACAAATGTTATATCTAATAAAGGTAAAAGAAATTTCTTTGAAAATAATTTAGAATTAAATTTAGAAACTGAATATGAAGATGTAACTGGTTTAGAATTTCCTTGCCCAGACAACCCTACTAATAATGTAGGATTTGTAGCAGGTTATGATACTAGATATGATAGATGGCTATTAACTAAACATGATTTTAAATTAACAGACAAAAGTAAAAGGATGTTAACTGAAGTACAAATATTTAATCCAAATATACCTAGCACTGGTTCATTAAAATTTGAAAATGGTAATTGGTATATTGTAACTCCTGATTCATTTTCAACTGAAATAACTAAATTAATTTATCCTAAAAATGAACCTACTTTATTTGAAAATTGTAGTTGGACAATTAGTTATTCAGTAAAAGATCAATCATGGACTAGTTTTCATAGTTACATTCCTAATTATTATATAGATAGTAAAACTAAATTGTATAGTACTATTAACAATGACAATAACATATGGAAACATCATAAAAGATTTGAATACCAAACTTTTTATGGGGTACAATATCCTCATATAATTGAAGTAGTTGCTAATAAAAATCCTATAGAATCTAGTATACACAATGCTGTAAGATTTCATACTCAAGCTCAACAGTGGGATCCAATTAATAAATATTTTATAGATAAAAGGTTAATAACTTTTGATAAAGCTAACCTATACAACAGTTATCAGTCTTCGGGTGACATAGACTTGTTAACTAAAAGGGTACAGAATCATTTAGGTAGAGACCAAGAGAGTTGGCATCAACAAGCTTTATTAGATATAAATGAAAAAGAATATAGCTTTAATGAATTTAGAGATTTAGTTGAAAATAGGGACATACCTTTATTTACAAAAAATTGGGAAGAACCTTCTTTTCAGGACAAATACTATATTGATAAGGTGATAAATCCCACATCAATAAACTTAAACAAAAACTGGTGGGAACAAGAGGTATTCAGGGATAAGTACTTGTTAATACGACTTTTTTTCACTACCTTTGTAAATACTAAGTTAATAACTAACTTTAATATTACAGATAAAAATTACACAGAGAGATAATTATGAAATCTAAAAAGAAATATAGTAGAAATAAAAAAGCTTCACCTTACACCTTATCTAAGTATATGGCTGGAGGTGCAAGTATTTTTGATAGTTTTCCTGATGGAGGGTTAGGGGATCCTCCTCCAACTTATCAAGATAGTATGACTTTGTACAATCAATACCAAGAAAATAGTGATTATATGAGTAATATGTTTGGGGGAGAAGGTGAATATAAACCTGGAAAAGGGACTCGTAATGATTTTAAAAATGGGTATTTTTACAAAGAAAATCATTCAAATAGTATGGTGCAATCTTTTGATGATCCTGTAAAACTAACTATGCCAAATCCTGATATAAATTTATTAGATAATTATCAAAAAGAAACAGATATTGCTCCAACAGGTACAGAAACATACTCTAATAATAGAGTATATCAACGTCCAGTTATTTCTGGTCAAAATTCATCAATGTCATATACCCCAGATTCAAATGACGGGAGACAAGGTTACCCATTTACTTATGAAAGTCCAGGTGTAGATAGAATAAATATTAACAGGTTTCAAAGACCTGTAGGAAGTTCTAATGTTTTACCAAGTGCTTCTGCATCTCAATCAAATGTAAATACTAATACTCCCCCAAAACCTAATATGAATACAGATTGGACTGCAGTATTACAATCAGAAGGTAAAGATGGGTCTTATAGTTCTCGTAAACAAATGTATAATGATATGGGATTAGCTGCAGAATTTGGTGCTTACAATGGTAGTTCAGCTCAAAATATATCTGCATTAAAAAGATATAAAACACCAAAAACTAATACAAAAGAATCAACTGTTATTACTCCTACTGCTACTACTCAAAATGTAAAAAAAGATCCTGTAAATACTTCAAGTACTTCAGTTTCTAAAAATAAAAAAATTATTCAAAAAATAAATTTACATGGTAAGACTTTTGACGTGTATGATCAGGATGAGCTAGATAGAATAACTAAAATGTATCCTGAGTTAAAAAATCAATCTGGTTCTACTATAGGAGCTTCTAGACATAAAGAAACAACTAAAGGGTGGGATAATGATCAATTATTAGATGCTGATGGTAATGTAATAGTAGATTTAAATAAAAATACAAAAGAAATGAAAAAAACTACTCCAAACAAAGAGTATAGTAAATATACAAATATAAAAGGTAAACAATATGGTTTTAATACTATAGAAGAATTTAATGCTATTGCTAAAAACCAAAATATGCCTAAAGGTTGGGCTGAAGCTAATGCACCTCAATTTGCTAAAGGAGGTGCTATGCCTCCTAATGTACCAGGAAAATTAGATTTTTTAGAAAATCCTAATGGAATTAATGATATTCCTGGAGGAAATCCAACTATGCCTTATGGACAAATGGGTCAAATAGCTGCACAAGGAATTGAACTTGGTGCTACTAATGAACAATTTTATGGGCAAGAAATAGATTCCCAGGGAGAAGCTGTAGGTAAAGGTGCTTTAAAAGGTGCTGGACAAGGTGCTACTCTTGGTACTATGATAATGCCAGGAGTTGGAACTGCTATAGGTGCAGGTGTAGGTGCTATTGCAGGAGGTTTATCAGGAAATGAAAAAAATCAAAACCAAAGAGAACAAATACAAAAACCTTTACAAAGTATGTCAGGTAATGTATCTCAAAATCCTTATGGTATTCCTAGCATGGAAGAAGGTGGTATGATGAATAATCCTCTTATAAATATTCAAAGTGATGAACTTATGGTTGATTTAGATTCAGGTAATGTTATTGAAGATTATAAAAGCCCTAGATATAAGAGTCATTCTAAAGGTAAAAATAAAGAACATTTAGGTAACTTTGTAGAAGCTCAAGAAAATGGAGTAGTTATTCCTAGAAAATGGAGAGAAAGTTATTTAGATAATAAAACTTCTCGTAAAGGAATTATAAGAGATGTACTTAACAAACAAGTAGATAGAGAACTTTATGGTAAAGATGTTGATGGTAATGCTAAATCTTTTGCTAAAATGAAAGATGGAGGTGTACAACAATATTTGTATGGGGGTGTAAAAAAATATAACTATGGTGGAGGAAATGATCCTCTAAAACAACATGAAAATGATTTAGCTAGTTTTAATCCATCAGGAGGTTTTCCTCCAGAAGGTGATTATCCTGAAATAGATTTATCAAGAATTCCAGATAAAACTGGAGAAACATTTAATGTAAATCAAATAGATCCTAGACCTAAAAATACTAATAAAGACAGTGTTTGGACTAGAGGTAATACTATAGGTGCAGCAGGTAACATTGTAGGAGGTTTAGGGCCACTAGCAATGACTTTAGCAAATGGAATGGATAAAGATGAAGTTAATGAGTATGCTAATGTAGAAGGTGCTGCTATCAATGAGTTATCAGGAATACATAGAAGAGGTAAAGAAGATACTTTAAATAATATAAAAAGACAAGCTAATGTAGTTTCTAATATAAATAGAAATAGATCAGGTTCTTTTGCTTCTATGTTATCAAATGAGCAAAACATAATAAATAACACTCAACAAAGTTTAGCTGAAGCTGGTTTAGGTTATGATACTAATGAAGCTAGTGCAACTTCTCAATTAAGAATGCAAGGAGATTTGCAAGATGCTAGAGGTAGAACTCAAAAGAATGTTAATGAAGATATGAATAAAGATAATTACTACAGTAATCTTTCAGATAATGTAAGTAATCTTGGTGATATGACACAAGGTTTTGGTAAAAATATGAATCAAAATGAATCAAATAAAGTTAAATTAAAAATGCTACAAGAAATATCTTCAGATTTTACTATGGATAGTAAAGGTAATTTTTTATTTAAAGGAAAAATAGTTAATGTGTAATGAGTAGATTTTATAAAACTAGTAGGGGTACACCTGCAGATTGGGCATATGATATGCCTTACCAAGAAATGTTTCAAGGCTTGGGTGCAAAACAAATGCAACAAGATGCAGAAATTGCTAAAACAAAAAAATGGGAAGCTCAAAGCCAAAAATTAAGATCTTTAGAAAAAGATAATGATCAAGCTGAAGGAATTATGAAATGGATAGATAGCTCTGCAGATAAATTTTCTGGAATGGATCTAACAGACAGAGTTAATAAAAATCAAGTTCGTGATTTTTCCAGAGAAGTAGCTAAAACTTTTTCACAATATGGTGCTGCAGGAAATATTCAAGCTAATTATGATGCTAGAGCTGCTAGATATAAAGAATTAAAAGAAATACATAAAGATAATCCTATGATGGTTGAAAAAGCTATGAGAGGTTTTGATGATAAATATAAAGGTGTAGGTGGACAAGAAAAATATGGAGCTGAATATGAAAATTATGGTTCAAGAGGAATATCTAAATACCAAGATAACGTTTCTCAAGTAAGAACAGCTATGTTAGACGCTGAACAAGATATAGTAAAAGGAGAATTTACAACAGCTGTAATTCCTTATTTTGTCAATGAAACTGAATTTACTAAAATGAAACCTGTAGAAAGAATGGAAAGAGTTATGGAAAGTGTTTTATCTCAAGGAGCTAATCAAGATTATATTAGAGATGCTGTAGAATTTGGTTATGAGTCAGGTCTTACTAAAGAGTCTTATGAAGCAGACATGTATAAAGAAGTTCCTGTATTGCAAGAAGATGGTACTACTAAAATGCAAAAACAATTAAATGATAAAAGTTATAAAGCAAAATTATTTAAAGATACTTATGGTAGTATTGGAAGTACTTATGAAAAATCTTCTAAAACTACTAATAATAGTTTATATAATCAAGACAGAGCTTGGTCTAGAAAAAAAGCAGCCATAGATGCTTTATTCCAAGTAACATTAACAGAAAATTTAGATGCTAAAACTAATAGAGAAACAATAGATTTAGTAGGTGAATTTAAAAATGAAGATGTAGAAATGAATCATAAAGTTGAAACTGTAAGTATGACAAGATCTTCAGGTGGATTTAGAGATAGACAAAAACTTATGGAAGATACTGCTGAAAAGTATAATGTAGATATAGAAGATGTTTATGTAAATCCTATAAGAGATTTATCAACACCAGGTAAAGTTACTTATGAAGTAGGTTATAAAAGACATAAAGAAGACATGACTTTTAATGATTTTACTGATAAACAAAAAAATCTAGTAACTCAATTAAATAATGGTAATCCTATAGATGATTTTGAAGAAGGTTTAACTCTTTTAACTAATTATCAAAACTTTAGAAACGCACATAATACTTATGATAATGCTAAAATAGATATACCTCAATCTGAAAGACTTTCTCACACTAAAGAAGTTTTTGGAGATAAAAATTTAAATGGTTATTTAGAAGGTAGAGAATATTCTATAAGATCAGAAGATTCTAAAATAGATGTACCTGATGATAAGTTATATGAACTTATGAATAGTGCTAAAGTTGGTGGTGGAGAAGGGTCTCCAAGAATATTAATAGATTCTTATAACACTGCAGGAGCAGCTGGTGGATCTTATATAGGAGGAGAAACTATAAGAATTACTGATGGAGACGATAATTACACTATAATAGCTGAAGCTAAACCAGAAGTTTCTAACACTTATGGAGTTCAAGGTAGAATTGGAATTAATGACGTTAAAAATAATGGAAGTGGAGAAATTAATTTTTATAAATTAAATGAAAAAGGCGAAACTGTTCCCACAACATATGATGTAAAAACTGTATGGAATGGAGAATCTTTTGAAAGTAAACTTTCTGAAAAAACTACTCAAAGATTACCAAGTGGAGAAGAAGTTACTGTATTAATGCCTTCAGCAATTAATTTTGATCAATTACAAAATGTTGTAAAAAATCAATTAGAAAATGATTTATCTAGAGAAGAAAGTAATCGCATGAAAAAAAATAATGCAACTACTTATATGAAAATGTTTCAATAAATAAATAAAATATGCCAGAAAAAAAAGTATTAACAGTAGAAGATTTTGTACAACAAGGAGGTACAGTAGTACCTGAAGGAGTAACTCCAGAAATAACTACACCTGCAAATGTAGGTTCTGCACCATTATCAGGTAGCATAGCTGCAGGTGAGTATAAAGGAAGAGTTTCTTCAGCTTCATTTAGAGATTTAGGATATGATTTAGAACATTTTCAAGCTAGACAACAAACTACAGGAGAAAAATGGTCTAATGGTATTGCTAAATTTACTGAACAAGTAGGTACAGGAGTAGTAGGTAATGTAGCCAATTTATTTTATGGTACAGGTTCTGCTATTGTAAATGGAAGTTTTAATAAATTTTTTGATAATGATTTTACTCAAACATTAGATTCATGGGATGATGCTACTAGAGAAAAGTTTCAAAATTTTAGTACTAATCAAGAAAGAGATAGAGCTTGGTACAAAAATATGGGTACTGCTAATTTTTGGGCAGATGATTTTTTAGGAGGTATGGCATTTACAGTATCTGCAGTATTATCTGAAATAACTATGACAGCAGCTACAGCAGCTACATTTGGAGCTACAGGTGCTTTACAAGCAGGTATGACTGCAAGATTAATGGCTAAAGCTGCTAGAGGTATAAATTCTTTAAACAAAGCTAACAAAGCTAAAACAGGAGTAAGTGCTATTAGTTCTGCTAGATCAGCTATAAATGCTGCAAATAAAATAGATAAAACTGCTTTATTTACAAGAAGACTTATCACTGGTGCAGGTTATGAAGCAGGTGTTGAAGCTAGAGGATTTAAAGATGAAGCTTGGGCTGAAAGATTAAAAGGTTTAGAAGGTGTTGATTCAAAAGAACAACTAAAAAAATCTAATCCTGAGTTATATAATACTTTAGAAAGTTCAATTAATAGTGCTGCTAATTTTGTATTTGCAGGTAATACTGCTTTAGTTGGTTTATCTAATTTTGTTACATTACCTAAAACATTTGGTAAGGGATTATTTAAATCAGGTTCAATAAATTCAAGCATATTATCTCCTACTAGAGTTTCTGGCAGAGAAGGAGCTTATAATTTAGCTTATAATAATTGGAATAAGTTACAAAAAACTTCACATTTTAGTAAAGAACTTATTAAAAGACCTTTAACTGAAGGTTTATTTGAGGAAGGTGGTCAAGGTTTTGTTAAAAGAACTGGTCTTGAATACATATCTAAATCATATAGTCCTGAAGGAGTAGCAACAAGTTATGATGTTGTTTCAGCTATGAATGATGCATTTGATAAAACTTATGGAAGTTCATTTGACAATGAATTTTGGAAAGAAGTTGGTATAGGTATGATAATAGGTTCTTTAGGTTCTCCTACCTTTAATTTTAAAAGTGGAGCTAAAGGAATGTGGCAAGGATCTTTAGTTGGAGCTGTAACTGACACAAATGATAAAATTGCTGAAGCTGAAAAATTAGTAGAATTAGCAAATGCAGATCCTGGTATGAGTAAATTAGCTCTTATGCAAAAACAAGCTAATTTAGTTCACGAAACTAATAAAGAAATGCATGAAGCTCATAATAAAAAAGATTTTTATAGAGGTAAAAATGCAGAATCTCAAGAGTTTTATAATATGGTTGCTAATAGATACAAACTTGGTGTATCAGATCAAATGCTTGGAGACACTGTAGAAGAAGTTGAAAATATGCCTATTGAAGAGTTTGCAGAAACTTTTGGATATGAAGGTAATATGACTCAAGAGGAATTATATGCCCGTAAAAAAGAAGTTATAGAAACTGCTACAGATAATACTAATAGAGCTGTTGAAGCTATTAGACAAGCTGAAAAGACTATACAAGATTATTCTTTTGTAACAGATGCTGGAACTTTAAATAGTAGTGAACTTATTGAAGCTGTTGCTTATAATGATTACATGGTTAGTGATTTAGATAAAAGAGAAGTTGAGTTAGCTGATAGTATTTCTAAAGATTTAAATATAGATGCTAGAACACTTTTAGATATTCGTAATGAAAATAATAGTGTAAGATGGACTAAAAAAGCTATAGATAGGTTTAGAGGTCATAAAAAAGAACTTGAAGAATCTGAAGAAGAATTAAAAGATGCTGAAAGTATTGATGCTAGTCAGTCAGAAATTGAAGTATTAAGAAAAAAAGTTAACAAACAAAAAAGCAGATATTACAGAGCTCTTAAAAAAGAACACACTAAAAGAAAAAATACTACAAATAAAGGTAAAAAATATGATAGAGACTTTGAATCTTTTAAAGAATTAGTAGAAAGTACTACAGCTTTACAAGATCAAGTAAATAATTTATATGTAGATAAACCTACTAGAGCTAAATCTACTGAAAACAAATTAAATGATTTGACTAAAATGGCATCTCAAAGAGAAGCTTATGTAGAAGATATGTCAACTCTATTATCAATAGAAGGTTTTAAAGCTTTTACAGAAGAATTAGATAAAGTAAGAGAAGCTTCTATAAAAGATTCTAGAATTAATTTATACAACAAATTAAAAGAAATTGTACAATCTAGTGAAACTTTAACTGAAGAGCAAATACAACAAATAACAGAAAAAATAGAAGAACAAGCTAATTTAGACAATAAAGATGTTAGTAAACCAAATACTCTTACAACAAAAAGTGAAAATAAACTTATAAAAACAATTATAGATAATTTAAATACATACAACGAAACTTCTAAAACTTTAGCACAATTTAATAATTTTAAAGTATATTTAACTAATAGTAAAAATAGTTTAAAAGATAAAATTAAAAATGAAGATGATGGTACAGTTGCTTTTGAAGAAATTAAAGCAGAATATGAAGAATTATTAGACACTATTTATAAATTAGAAAATTATGTACAAAGTTCAATAAGTTCTTTAATAAATAAATCTAAAGAAAAATCTTATAATGGTTTTACTAGTGTATTAAATTCTGTAAAATCTTTTGTTAGATTTTTTAATAAAGATGAAAATGGTAAAGATATAAATGTAGAAGAAGTTCTTCAAGGTAGAAGTTGGGATGAAATAAAAAAAGTTCTTCAATTTTCTGTAGAAGAATGGGAAGATGCTCCTGTAGAAGATTCTCCTTCTAAAAATAAAGATGGAAGTTTAATGGACACTGATGTTAAAGTGTCTTCAAGTTATTTACATACAGATGGTAAAAGATATGCACTTAGAATAAAAATAGGAGGTGTTTTAATAGGTGCATTGTCTGTTCCTAATAAATTTACAATTGATGGTAGACCTTTAGATTTTAGTGATTTAAATGATATTAAAAAACTTAATAAAGATTTTACTCCAGAAGAATTAAAACAACTTAATTTTTATAAGCATAATTATGAAGCATTAGTAACTGAAGCTTTATCTGGTACTTATATAGGTTATGAAGCTTTGAAAGATGTTGTTGATTTTAAATTATATTTAAAACAATTAGAATACATACCTAAAGGAGAAGGAAGAACTTCTGTAAAAGATTCTGTTGATTCCCAAGTAAATTTAGGAAACAAAAAAGGACATTTACTTTATAATAGAAATGGATATTCTGTTAGTTCAGAAGATGAAGAAGGTAATGTTAGAAAGACTAAAGGTGCTTATTTATTTTTACATGAAGGTAATAAATATGTATTAAGTAGACAATCTAATCCTGCTATGTATCAAGAAGCTAAAAGAATTATGATGGAAGGTGGAGCAAAATTCACTTCTAAATTATATCATAGTGATTTTTTACTTGTACCTAGAGGTAACAAAAAAGATGGATCAAGTAATTATGGGTTAATAGGTTTAGATTATCCTGCAGAAAATGATGCTACCATAGATGATGAAACTTTAAATACTACTTTTGCAGAAAATATTGAAAAATTTAGTAATTGGTCTGATAAACAAAATAACGAAAATACAGATAAAAATAGTAAAAAATCTATTTACAACATGCCTCTTACAATTACTTTAGTTAGAGAAAATTCTAATACTAAAGTTAATTTAGATATTTCAGTTCCTCTATTAAGAACTAAAAATGAAGATGGAACTTGGAGTAAAAAAGTAACTTTATATGGTAATGCAAAAGGAACTGGATCAACTAGTTTACATCATAGTTTATTTTTAGGTTTAAGTTATAATGAAGATTTTTCAAATATACAAATAGTTACTGACTCTAAAAAAGGAGAAAAAGTTGATCTTACAGTTGCTAATTTAAAAGAACAAATTAATACTAGACTTAAATGGTCTATAACTCAAAAAGACAAAAGAACAGGTACTGTAAACGTTGCTAACATTATAACAGAAAATGGCACTGTACCTTCAGGTAACGTGTCTGTTGCTAATATATATCCTCAAGATGTAAATACTGCTAAAGAAAATTTAGAGCTAGCAGCACGTCCTACTGACGCAGCTATAGTTACAGAACCTTCTAGTAGAATGACAGAAGATATTCCTGAAAATTTTAATCCTACTTCTAAAGATCCTGTAACTCCTGCTCCAGAAGAAAATTCTCCAGCTAATCCTGCTCCACAACCTACTAATTTAGAACCAGATTTAAATGAATACGGTAGTGATTTAAATAAAACTACTTGGGAACATGTTCCAAATAGCTTATCTGCAGGTTTAAAATTATTTATAAAACTTTTAGGAGGTACAGAACAACATGAAATGTTACTAGCAGGTGATATACAATCATTAGGTCCTAAATATTTAGAAGCATTAACTACTATTGCTAAAAGAGAATTTGGACATGACAGTTATAATATGTCACAGTTTTTTAATGATTTACAGATTGTAGAAGATTCTATAAATAATAAAGAAAACGAAGATGATCCAGATTCAGATGATTTAGCTTTTTCTACTAAAAAATTAGAAGGAGAAGCTGTTAATATAGCTCAAGCTAAAAAAATATTAAGTAAAATTTTACCTTCTTCTATTAAAATAAAAAGTCTAGATACTGTATTAAAAAATTTACAAGCTAATGGTGAAGTTTTTGGTGTATTTATGAATAATATAATATACTTAGATTCTAACAAAGCAACAAAAGGTACAGCGTATCATGAGGCTTTTCACGCAGTATTTAGAACTATTTTTACTAAAGAAGAAAAAGAGCAAATGTTAATATTAGCTCAAAAAGAATTTGGAGATCCTACTTCTAAAGATTTAAATGAGTTAAAACAAGTTACTTCTAGATACGATAAATATAGTAAAAAAGAACTTACAGAATTATGGTTAGAAGAAAAATTAGCTGATAAATTTGCAGAATATAAACCTACTAAATTATCTTGGTTACAAAAACTTATAAATAAAATTAAATCTTGGTTAGGGTTTGTAACAGATAGTTCTTTATCTAAAGTATTTGATGCTATTTATGAAGGTAAATTAAAAGACAGAACTTCTACTAGCATTGTTAGTGGAGAACCTGTATTTAGTATGTTAAAAACTTCAGGTAATAATACTTTAACTCCTAGAAATAGTGAAATAATTTTTTCTAGAGTACATCAAAGATATTTAAATAATACTAGTGAAGAATCTTATAAAGTTAAAATAACTAAAGCTATAGAAGAAGTTAAAGAAGAACTTAATTGGATAAATAATCCACGTATAGCTACTGCAAAATCTAAAAAAATGTATAATTCATTGAGAGGCCAAGGTTTACAACTTAATGAAAAACTTATTAGAGATGAAATTAGTTCTAGAATAGGTAATTATAACTTTAATGTAAATACTAAAGAAGTTGAAGAAGAAAATACAGATAATGATGATGAAACTCCAGAAAGAGATTTTAATCCAGATTTAGGTAAATATGCAGGGATAAGTTCTCTTTCTAAAAGAATTAGAACATATTTAACGACAGTTCATCAATCAGAAGATTACTTAGGTTTAAATTTAACTGAAGAGGAATTAAAAGATGATATGTGGAAAGTTAGTGTTAATCATGACAGAGTGTATGATGCACTTGTTAGAGGTTTAGCTGATGTTGCTGAAAAAGATATATTACCTAGAATTTATTTTATGGGACAATCTAATCCTTCTATTAAAACTTTTTTTGACAAAGTAATAATAGATATTCATAAAGAAGCAGGAATAGAAGAAGATTTTGATATAAAAAATTCTTTAAATTATGACAGAAGTACTTTATACAGAGAATTAGTTTCTAATTTTGATAAAACTAAAGTTAATTTTCAAAGTATGATATATGATCCTAAATCTAAAACATATAGAATATTTAATTCTAATAGAAAAAATATTGCAAGAGATCAAGTTTCTAAATGGAATGCTAATTTTAATATTGCTAGAAACTCTGTAGATCCTAATCAAGCTTCTGATTTTATAGAAAAAGAAGTAATGGAAGTTTATGGACCTAATGCAACTAAAAATGAAGGTATTGGTACTTGGGTTGCTAATTTAGATAATAACGCTAAATTTGTAAGAGATAGCTTAGAAGAAAAAATAGGTTTAAAACTACACATAGATTATGTTAAATGGTCTATGATTAAAGATTCACTTATTAGTGAAAATACTGTAGAAATAAATGGTGAAATGTTAGAAAATAGCATAACAGGACTAATTGAACATTACAAAAATATTGGTAACACTAATTTAGCAGTATTAGAAGATTTAGTTCAATTTTATGAAACATTTGAAAGTGCAGGAAATTCATTAGATCAAGAAGTTGATGGAGTTAGGTTATTATCAGACAGACTTCTTAGTATATTAAGAGATGATAAAGCTAATCATAATCCTTTTGCATTGCAAAGTGATGATATTGATGAAGATGTAGCTAGACAAGGTGCAGGAGCTGTTACTAGATTTAAATTTATAGCATCAGCAAATTCAATATTTGATTCTACTCTATCAGAAACTACTTTTAGAAATAATGAAGGTAATAATATTTCAGATAAAGTAAGTAATTCTTTTTATACTGATATGTTTAGAATTTTAAAAACTCCTAAATTTAAGTTTTTATTAAAAGATATTAAAGAAGGAGTTGCTTCTTGGGAAGATTTAAAATCAGTATTAGAAGATAATCAAATTTTTTATACAGATGATTTTATTAAACTGTATATGGAAGCTATATCTAATAATCCTCTTTTAACTGAAAATTTAGATGATATATTTAATGCTAATAAAGAAACTGAAATACTTGGAGGTATTAGAGAAGCTACTTTTACTGAAGATGGTTCAGTAAATACTCAGTCTGATTTTAAAAATGGTAAAGATTTTAAAAACATGACTCCTATAGAAAGAATGTTATTCAATATGTATAACTATGAAAACTCTTTCTTTACTAAAAATAAAAAAACTTATTCTAAATTTAGTTTAGAAGTTAATGAAGATAAAAATACAAGTTATATTTTTTCTTTACCTGTAAAAGAATATTTATTTAAAGGTAAACCAAATGCTGTTTTTTTAAAGGATTATTTTAAACTATTTCAAACTGAATTTAATATCATTAAAAATGATACTTTAGTTGATAAAATTAATAAATTTAATGTAGGAGAAGAAAGTGATAGAAAAAACAAATTTTTTAAATTTAATTTCTTATCTGATGATTTGAAAAAAGCTTTATTAAATTCTGATACTATTACAGAAGAATTAGAAAAAGAAGTTAAAAAACAATTAGCTGCAGATGCTACTAAAAAAATAAATAATTATGTTAATGTTCTTAAAAAAGAGCAAGCAACTGACTCATTACCTGAATCTTTTGCAAGTCAATCTGGTGTTGATAGTAATAAACAACCTATTTACAATGTTAATAGAGAAGAAGTTGGAAAATTTGTTTTAAATACTTTTATAAATAGTCATTCTTTATCTGATTTAATGAATGGTTCAGACATGGTAGGTCATAATTCTATATTAGACATTATAAAAAGAAATGGTGGTAAAGTAGCTTATGGACAATCTTTAGGATCTGGACATACTAATATAGCAACTATTAAAGATTACAGTATTCCTGGAATTAATTATTCTAAAGATGAAAATGGTAAAGAAAAAGGTTTAATAGATGAAGCAGGAGATGGGCAAACTTGGAGTACTCCAGGGTGGCGTATAAACACATATTTAAGGGGTATAGGTAAGTTTAGAAATGAATTAGAAAGATCTTACACAAAAGATGGAATAGGTTTATTAGATAAAGCTAGATTAGGTATAGAACTTAATTTAAAAGAATTAAATGTTATGAAAAAGCATAATGCTTTATTTAATTCATTAAAAATTGTTGGAAGAGATGCACAAAGTTATTTAAAAACATCTATAAGTACTATTAGTAGAGCAGATGTTTCTAAGCTTGCTTTTAAAGACAGACAAGAAGCTGTAAATTTATTAAGAGATATAAAAGAAATTGAAATATCAGGAGAAAATGAAGAAATATTAGATTATTTATTTACTCAATTACATGCTTTATACAAGCCTTTACCTCATAGAATAGAAATGCATAATATGTTAAATGACATGGAACTTAACAATGTTCATTTAGTTACTTATGAATCTGCTATGAAAACTGCAATTATTAATTCTGCAGATTACGCAAAAGGTGAAAAATTATCACCTATTAAAATGTCTAATAGAATTCTTAGAGAACAAGTTAATACTGATGGTTTTAAAGAAGAAATTGTTGATGGTACTCAATTATTAAATATTATATGGTCAGAGCAATCTGATGAAAAACAAGCTTTAGTTTCTAAATATAAATCTTATTTAGCTGAAAGAAGTAAAGAAGGTTTTGATATATTAAAAGGTACTATTTTTGAAGATATGCCTAATAAAAAAGACATTGTTCCTAGATATAAAGAATTATATAAAGAATTTAAAGCAAATATAGCTTCTTCTTTAGAAGATCCTTATATGGCTCAATTATTTGAATTAGATCCTAAAGGACAACCTTTATATGATAATAACTTTACAGCAGTAGTTTCTAAATTTGAATCTATGTTTTTATCTTATGTAAGTAAGCATTCATTTAAATTTAAATCTGCTGGTAGAAAATATACATTAACAGCAAATGCTGGTTACAGAGTAAAAGTTGATAAAAATGACAATGTAATACCTACAGATTCTAACAATACTCATTCTTCAGTTAGAAGATTAAAGTATGATAAAAAAACAGGTATAGCTGAAGTAATAGTATCTAAATATGCTTTTAAAGACCATTTAGAAGAAATTAAAGAAAATAATGGATTTATTCCAGAATATTTAGCTATGCAACTTGGATTTAGAATACCTACTCAAGATAATTCTTCTATAGTTAAACTAAAAATAGTTGACATGATAGATGGTGCTTATGGCAGTACTATTATAATACCTTCAGAAATTAATGAAATATCTGGATCGGATTTTGACGTTGATAGTTTGTTTGCTAAATTATTTAATTTTACTAATAAAGGTAAATTTGGAGACTATAAAAATATAAAAAGTGAAGAGTTAGCTATGCAAGCTGCTATGACTGAAATTACTGAAAGTAAACTTGTTAAAAGTAAAGTTAGAGAAGCTGTTAGAAATATTAGTGAAGACTTTAGACATTTAATGAATATTCAATCAAATACTTTAGAAGTAGATGAATTTGATGAATACATAAAAGAAATGGCTTTAAAAAATGGTAAAATAGAAGCAGCTATAGATTCAGTTTATGCTGATTTAGGTATTTTAACTATACCAATGTTTAAAGAAAGTGATTATTTTGATAAATTTATTGCAGTAAGAAAAGGTGATAATTACGGAACTAGTTTAACTAGAGAAGAACTTGATAATAATATATTAGAAGCTCAAATGGAATTAGCCTTTAATGACCACGCTACAGAAACTTCAGAAAGAGAGCCTATACTAGAAACTTATAAATTTTTAGAAGAACAAGGTATAACACTAAAAGATAATGTTAGTGGTGCTCATGACCCTGCTTCACAATATCAAGCTCATAAAGCTAATTATGCAGGAAGTGGAGGTATAGGGCCTATGGCTTTATTTAACATTGCTTTTCAATATATGAGAGCTAATGATTCTAAATTTACTACTAAAGTAAAAGAAATTGAAGATGTAGATGGTATTGATGTTATAAAAGTTGTAGAAAAACCTTTAGAAGTATATCCAGGTTTTTCATCTTTTAATACTGATATGGCAGGAAAGCATAGAGTAAATAAATTAATCTCTGCTTTTATAACTGCATTTACAGATAATGCAAAACATCTTGATTCTGAAAAATTAGGTATTAATAAAAACTTAATTACACATATAGCTACTGTATTTTCTTCAGGAGTTCCTTTAAATGAAGCAGTACCTTTCTTTTTGCAAGATTCTATACAAATTTGGAAAGATATAAAAGCTAATAAAAGTTATATTACTGATGAAGACATTAAAAAAGGTTTAATGGAAAAAGCAAAAGCTAATGGTTTTAGTAAATCTGATTTAGAAATTGCTTTTGGTTCTAAAATTAAATATAAAGTAAATAAAGAAAATATATTAGCTAATTTAAAATTTCAAGAAGACAATTATGCTAGAGTAGAAGACTCAATAGAAATAAACAAAAGATTTATAAGCCCAGAATTAAAAAGATGGGTAGACATAAATTTACAATCTTATGAATACTTTAAAAATACTGATAAAATTGCAAATGAAATTTTCCATTTTACTAGAGTATTATCTTTAGTAAAAGGAGTTAAAAAATCTACTGCTAATGTTCAAAGCATACTTGATAGTACTAAAAAATTAGGAGTTGGATTTAATTCTGGTTATAAGGTTGTTAGTAACTTAGATAAAGTTATGACAGCTACTAATTGGTTTTCAATTATAAATAAAAATAAAAATATAGAAAGAAGTTTACTTAACTTAAAAGAATTAGATAGAGATATATTAAAAGAATTTTTAATATCCCATTCTATAGGAGGTAAAGATTTATTAGAGTCTTTAATAATAAATAACAAATCAAATAGATTTACTAAAGAAGACGATTTTAAAACAGTATTGGGAGAGTTTAGTAGTTTTATACAATTAAAAGCTTACATGCATAAAGGTAAAAATAAAATTAAATATGATTTCAACGATGATATTTTTAATAGAGAATTTTATGATACTTTAAATGACTTAAAAGCTGAAGCTAAAGCTGGTGATACAATTTTACAAGAAAATAAATTATTACAACAACTTAGACAAAGAAATTACAAATTTAAAGATAAATCTGATTTTGCAGGTCTTTTATTAACTTGGGGTGAAATGAACACTAATACAAAAAAAGATGCGGATGATACTACAGAGCTATTAGATGGTTTTTCTGAATTACATGAATCATCTAATCCTAAAGCAAAAAAACTAGCTAAATTAATATTTAAGCAAGTTGCTATAAAAGATAATTTTAAATTTAAATCTAACAGTCTTATTAGACTAATATCTTTACGTTATTTAAAACCTAATTTAATAGATTTATTACCAGAAATAAAAGAAGCTTTAAATTCAGGAACACCTGCTAAATATGATGCTTTATTTGGAATGGATTTAGGACAACTTAGAGATGATTTTATTAAATCTTATTCAAGAAATACTGTTAATTACAAAAATGTTAGAACTTTAAATAACAATCAATTAAAATCATTATTAGGAGCTACTAATGAAGAAGGATATGTTAGATCAGGATTTGATGCAGACAATCTTCCTACATATCAAACAGTTAATGATCCTTTTAATAATAATTTAGTTTCTTATTACAAAGGTAAAGACGGTATTGAAAGATTGTATTTTAACTCTGAAATAAATAAAAAAATTGGAAAAAATATGGAATCTTTAGCTAAGAGTAAATTATTTGATCTGGATATGAATTGGGAAACTGGTTATAATAGATTAACTTTTCCTAGAGTAATAAGAGTTGCACAAGAGTATTACCAATTAGAAGGATTTACTAGAGAAAAAATAAACAAAGGTTCTAAAGCTTCTTATGTTAAAGTAAACAGAATAGGTAATTATCTTATGAGTCCTTATGCTTTCACTATAGATCAGTGGGATGAATTAAAAGAAAGTCAAGCTGATAAATCTACTACAGTTGAAGTAGATGAAATTCCTGTACCTAAAGAAAAAGAAGTTAAAGTGTTACCAACACCAGTTGAAAAAGTACCTACTACTAAATCTGAAGATGAAGAGCAAAAAAGTTCTGTTCAAGATCAAAGATATACAGATCAAATTCTTTCTCCAAAAGGAGTTGAAGCTTATAAAAATCAAGGTTTAACAGGAGAAGAAATTGAAAAGCATATTAAAAAGTATTTAACAGATAATATGGAGACTTTTACTTTAGACGGAGCTCAAGATTATTTAGATACTATAGTAACTGAAAAAATATATGGAGGTAAAAGATTACCTTCTTATAAATTAAATTTAAATTATAAAGTAACTTCAGAAAGAATTGAAGATATAAAATCTTTAAAAACTTTAACTGATAAACTTTTAACTAAATTTAATGGTTTAGTAAAAAATGTAGTATTTGATGATACTATACAAGGTAAAGGAGAATATGACTCAAAAACTAAAACAGTATATATAAATACTAAACAAGTTACTAAAGATACTCCTTTTCATGAGTTTGCTCACCCTTTAATTATAGCTATTAGACAAGATAATCCTAAATTATATACAGCTCTTTATAAATCTTTAGAAAATTCTGAACAAGGACAAGATTTAATTAAAAAAATAAATAGTGCTTATAAGAATTATAGTCAAGTGCAACTTAAAGATGAAGCTATTGTAACTGCTTTAGGTATTAATACTGCTACATTAGAAGATAAAACTTTAGTTTCTTATTTAGATAGATTTTGGCAAAAATTAAGACAATACATTATGAAACTATTAAACAATCCAAGTATGGAAATAGTAGTATCAGATTTAGATAATGAAACAACTTTAAAAGATTTAGCTACATTAATGATTTCTGATAATAAAATATCAAAAAATTTAATAAAATCTGAATTAAACAACACTTATTCACAAAAAACTGCTGTTAATAAAGTTAAAAGTATAAATAATAAATTAGGTAGAACTGCAGTAGTAGTAGCTAGAACTTATGAAGGTGCTTATGAAATTAAACCTTTAGTAAGTGAAAATATTACAAAGATTATTAAAGAATTAGAAGAATGTCAATAAAAATATATTATATTTGTAACAATGGGATGTAGAAAACAGATTATACGAGATGATAAAGGAGAAATTGTAAAAGTATTAGCTTATCCAGAAGAAGAAATTAGTATGGATAAAATAACTTATACAGATGAAGAAGGAAATCAAACAGAATCTAAATTATTTAATTCTATATTAGAATTACCTAATATTAATACTAAAGAAGAAGCGTTAGCTATTTGGGCACAAACTAAAACTCCTGAATTTATAGAATGGTTTGGAGACAGTAAAGTTGTAGATGAAAATGGAGAACCTTTATTAGTTTATCATGGTTCAAATGATCAATTTAGTGAGTTTAAAACTAATTTTCAACAAGAAAATCCTAGTATAGAAATAGAAGACTCTGGATTCTTTTTTTCAGAAAGTAAATCTCATCCTTATGTTAAAGGTAAAGAGGGTACTTATCCTACATTTCTGTCTGCTAATAATATTAAAGAATTAGAAGGTGAATTACATCACATGACAGCTCAAAAAGCTAATCAAGAAAAATTTGATGGAGTTACTGGAAAAGAAACTTATGGAGATAAATCTTTTAAAACTTGGGCAGTATTTAAACCTAATCAAATAAAATCTGTTTTTAATGATGGTGAATTTTCAGAAGATAATAATATTTATCAATCTTTATCTGAAAAAGATTTAAACTTTTATGATTCACAAGTAAATCAAGAAGAAACTACTTTATTACAAAAACAAGTTGTAGAAAACATTTTATTAAAAGCTAAGAAAGTTTCATTAACTGATGATGAAACAGGTTATAATGTTAGAGGTGATGAAGTTAAATTTCAAAGAGTTTCTGCTGTTATTAAATCATTAAAAAAAGGATATTTTGCATTTAATAAAAAAGAACAAGAAGAAGAAAATTATAATGCTAATAGGGATTGGGGTAATATTGTACACAAAATATTAGAGTTTACAGTAATAGAAAATCCTAATACTAAGCAAGATATAAAAGACATGATTTATCAGTTGAAAGCTGAAGGTAAAGATATTGATGTAAGTGATGAAGTTATTGATAATTTAATTAAAAGTTTTAAAATTATAAAGAATAAATTTCCTAATAGTATAATGCTTTCAGAAATTCCTGTTTATAATGATAATATAAAAGTAGCAGGAACTATAGATTTAATTGTTGTGCATCCTACTGGTTCTACAGATATAATAGATTTAAAAAGTTCTGTAGATCCTATTACAAAATCTTTTACAAAACTTTCTACAAAAGGTTTTCCTGTAACTAATTCATATGTAAAAGGTTTCACTCCTGACGGGGGGAAAAGAATGGCTAGTAAAAAAGAAAGACATGAAGCTCAATTAACTATCTATAAATCTATGTTAGAAAATTGGGGCATACCTGTAGATAAAATAGGTGTACTTCCTTTACACATCACTAAAACAGATGGTAATAACATTATAGAAGCAGGTATTGAAACTAATAACAGTGTTTATAATCATTCAGTATCAGAAGATATTTATTCAGCATTTAAAGCTAAAGATCAAGCATCTTTTGATAAAAATGCAGATTCAGAATTTATTAATAGTTCTTTATTAGAAGGACTATTAGCTACTTTAGAAACTCAAATTAAAATATTCCGTAAAAATGATAACTTTAAAGAAGCTAGAAAAATTCAAACTATAAAAGAAAAAATAGAAGTACTTAATACTGCTACACAATTAAATAAACTAATAGAAGAATTACATGAAATTTTTACAGCTGAAGATGGTCATTATGCCCAATTTATGTCTTTAGTAGAAAATGTTAAAAATGGTTTATATAATGATCCTTATGAAGTTATAAATGAATTAAAAACATATCAACAAGAAGCTAATATGTATAGTGATCTTATAGATGATTTGTCTCTTGAATTAAATAAAACTAAAGTGGTAGGTGAAGCAAATTCATCATTACGAAAATTAGCAGATTTATCTCTTCAATTAAAAGGTATAAATTCTCAATATAAAAAAGTTATTAATCCTCTTATAGCAGATCAATTAACTCAACATGTATCTGAAGATAATGAAGTAGTAAAAAATGCTAATATGATGATTGGAAAATTATCTAATAGAAATGAAATATTACAAGCAGAAATTGAAAATGAAGCAACTACAGATCGTAGAAAAAGAAGAAATACTGCTACAATAGCTAGTAATAGTAATAAAATAGCTAAATACAAATTGGCTTCTTCAGATGGATATAGAGCTGCAGTATTAGATCAATTAGATAAAGGTAGTTACAAAGATATTTCTGTAATAGAAGCAAGTATTATTGCTCCAATAATGAATAGTAATTTACTTATTAAATCATTTATGAGAACTCTTAAAGATGGTTATGAATCTTTTAGAGCGGGTTTACATAAATTAGAAAAAGATTCTTTTAAAATATTTAAAGAATTTGAAAACCATAAAGGTAATCAAAATGATGTTGCTAAATTTAATGAAGATATAATTGAAAAAACTGTTAGCCAAGATGGTGAAGAAAATTATGGTTTTGTTCAAAAAATAGATAATCAAACTTATTCTAAAGATAGAAAAGAAATTCAAAATGAAATTGAAGAATATAATAAAACTAACAGTAAACGTAAAAATTTAAATAAAGAATTATATGAAAGAGGATTAAGAATACGAAGACCTAATGCTGACACTACAGTTACTAATCCTGTTACAAGTAAGCAAATAGTTTTAATGAAAGGTCTTAATACTATTACACAAGACAAAAAAGAACAACTAACTGAAAATGAATATAATAGATGGTACAGTAATAACGTAGCAACTATAAATGGCAAATTAACTTTAGTAGGTAAAGAAGTTACAATGATAAATGATGTAAGATATTTAAATCCTAAATATACTAAACTTGAAGCTAATAAGCCTGCTAAAAAATACTATGATTATTTGCTAGCAGTACATTATGAAAGTCAAGAAGGTTTACCTAGAAAACTATTTCATAAATTACCTCAAATAGAAAAAAATACAAAAGATAGAAGAAGAGAACAAGGAATAGTATCTACTGCTAAACGTAAAGTCTCAACTACTCTTAGTACTTTAGAAGTAATTGATGAAGAAGATTTTGGAAATATTTCTAATAAAAAAAATGATGGGAAAAGTGTTGCACTACTTTATATCGGTGATATAGGTGCAGAGAATGTCTCATTAGATGTCATGAGTTCTGTATTAGCTTTTAGAGAAGCTTCAGAAAGATATAAAATTAATTATAAACTACAAGGATTTTCAGAAGCAACACTTGGTGTTGTTCAAAATAATAATCCGTTATCTGATAATAATACTGGCTATAGTGAAGCTCGTAATAAAATACCAGGTTTTAATAAATATATGAAAGAATATAATGGCAACAATGTTGCTGCTGCTTTAAACAGTATTATAGATATGCATATATATGGAAAGAAAAAAGAATTATCAACTTTAGAAGTATTTGGTCGTAAATTTAATATGAACAAATTAGCTGATACTTTAATGGGTGCTGCTAGTTTCACACAAATAGGTGGTGATCCAGTGCTAGCTGCAAGTAATAGTTTAACTGCTAATACATCTGTAAGAATGGAAGCTTTTGGTGGTAAACATTTTGGCTTTAAACAATGGGCTAAAGCTGCTACTATTTATACTTCTAATGAAAGACAATTTTTAGTTGATTCCAGCCAAGGTGCAAAAACAGGTAAAATATCTCAATTATTAGAATTATATGATGCTTTACAAGGTGAGTATACAGATGAATACGGTAGAAAAATGACTCATTCTAAAGTAAAAAAAGCTTTTAGTACAAGTACTTGGTTTAGTGGTATGCATAAAGGAGAGCATAGAGCTCAAACAAAAACAATGTTAGCTACGCTATTAAACATAGATATATTAGATAACAATGGTAATAAAACTAACTTATATGAAGCATATGAAGTAGTTGATGGTGTATTAAGTATTAAGAAAGGGTACACAGGTATAGATGGTAAATCATTAATGCTAATTAACACAAAAGTGAAGCATAAAGTACACGCAATAGCTAGAGAAGCTCAAGGTGTTTATAATGATTTTGATAAAACTTTACTACAACGTCACTGGTTAGGTGAAACGTTGTTAATTTATAAGAAATTTATCATTCCTGGTGTAACAAGGAGATTTAGAGGTCTCCATTTCAGTGTAGAAACTGAGGATTTTACTGAAGGATACTTTACAACTTTCTATTCTAGTTTAAGAAATGAAGGTTTAAGTATGTTTAAACAGTTGTATGAAAAAGATAGTAATTTAACTTCTCTTGAAAAAGAAAATATAAAAAAGACTCTTGGTGAAATATTAACTATGATGGTTTTTTCATTTTTATCTTTTGCATTTTTTGCTATGAGAGCTAAAATGCCACCTGAAAAAAGAAAAATGATGACTTATCTTACTTATTTTACAACAAGATTAACTTCTGAATTAGCATTCTTTAATATGGGACTAGGTGATGTTAGAAATGCAGGATTTCCTTTAAATATAAATCCTACTCTAAAGTCTTTTAGAACTCCATTTGCAACATATTCTTTTGTTACTAAAATGTTTAAAAGTTCTGCTGACGCATTTGCGTTAATTAGTGGTAATGGTAGGTATGAACGTGATATGAAATATACTTTACCTTTTTTAGGAAATATTGCTGATAAAGGTGATCCTAAAGTTTGGAAAGGTATTGCAAAACTAATTGGAATGGGTGACAAATTAGGTAATATGGATGAAGCTTTAAAAATTATAAAAGGTTTTGAATAATATGTAATAAAGGGGAGATTTATTCTCCCCAGTATTACTAACAGAATGTCACTATTTTTCAAGTGCATAATCTTTAAGTTCAGGTTTAAAACTATTAGTATTATGTTCTTCTAATACTAATTCATTGTTGTCAAGAATTATTATTCTATCAATCCAACTTACTTCCTGAACTGCTTTAATTTTTTTAGTTTTATGTTTCCATACTTTAAATGGAATTTTTAAATCATGTAATCTCATACAAGGTATAATTTACAGTTAATTCTTCTCCTATTTCAATATTTTTAATAGGAACTAAAGTATAATAACATACACAACAGATATTCATTCCATCATCAAAGTTGTGTTCAATTTTTTCACAATTAGGTTCATCAGAATGATTGTAGAACCCTCCAAGAGGTGTTCTAATCAATCCATTCCAAACAGTGTGTATATGTGATGTTCCAAGTGATTTGCCAGCTTCTAAAGGCTCTACAGCAAACAATCCTAATCCCTCTATAAGGGAATTTTTTATGGTTAAATTTTTAGGTAATGGTCTATACATTTTTATTATACCATTTTATAAAATCAATAACATCATTGTAAGTATTTTTTATAAATTTAGTGTTTATGTATATACCCCCATCACTAATCATATTGCTAGTATTATTTAAATATTCAACATAACAATCTTTACTTTTTATTTTATCAATTACTGGTATAAGCCAATCCCAAGAAATATTATAAATAAAATCACTTAATGAACCATTATTATTTATATTTGTATAATAAGGAGGTAATATTCTATTTTTATCATTATTTTGTAAATAATTTTTACCATATTTAGGATGTGTTTTCCAACCCATAAATTCGGCAATTAATTTATTATTAGTTTTAATCATTGTATTTATTTGTATAAAAATAATATTTGTGAGATTTACCCCAAACATTTATAGGTTTAAACATTGACAAAGTATTTCTAAGCATTAGATTAAAATCTATATGCTGGTATCTTGATCTGCCATGTACATCCATCTGAAACTTTACTTTATGTCCTTTATCTATAAATTTTTTAGCTTGAACTATCCTATAGGATAAATCATGATCTGAAATTTGAATACTAAGCTTAATTGTTTTATCTTTTTTTAATTTTTCCGCCACAATACTATATATTTTCTTAAAGTAAAACTTAAATCTGCAGTATCTGTATACCACAATCTAATGCATTTTTTTTCGTCTATGTCTATTCTAGGTTTTAAAACTTCTTCTATAGCCCATATTATTGTTATTGCTAAACATATCATTATTATTATCGCTTGTACCATGTGTCTAATTCTATTCTATTTGTTGTTAGAGTTTTATAATGCTCTAATATTTCTATTTGTCTGGGAGTTGGGTTGTTAAAAATTACATGCCCATACTTAGGATGTTTTAATTTAATTTCACTCATACTTTATTATTCTAACTTTTAATTTTTTTTCTTTAGCTATATTAATCATATGTTCAGTACCTTTAGATTTACCATCCCAAAAAGCAATTAAAGAATCAGCATTTTCTGCCATTTTTACATTTCTAAGATAACCTGCACTTTTACCATGAGTATCCCAATCAGCTCTTATAATTTCTAATTGATGTAAATTCTCTACAGCATACTTTTCACCAAGATGGTCTGCACCATTGGCACCTCCACTAATTATAGTTACAAATTTAAATTTTGATAATATTTTATCACATTTTTCTTTTAAAACTGTATAATTATTAAATTTTCTGCTTCCTGCTATTATTACTCTAATTTCCTGTAAGTTCATCTTCAATAGCTAAATTTTTATATTTTTCATACATTTCATCAAAATTCTTTTTATCTTTATCTAAAGCTGATTTAATTAAATGTTTAGCTTGTTCTAAATCAAATCCAGGACCTTCTTTTAAATATAAAGATAAAACATAATTTAAATAACTTCTAGAACTTGAATGTTCATGTATAGCTTCAAAAGCAGGTTTTAAAAATCTATTATGATATATTTTTTTAATTTCCTGTTGAGCCATGTCCTTTATCATCTCTAATAGTTTCAGTTAATTCCTCAACTTCATTAAATTCTATTTGTTCTATAGGTTCAATTATCATTTGAGCAATTCTTTCACCAGCTTTATAATCTCCCATACCTCTAATTACTGCAAAAGTTACTTTAATTTCACCTCTATAGTCTGAATCTATTATACCTACACTGTTTCTAAAGAACATTCCAGTGTTTCTAACAGAACTTCTGGGATAAATTTTACCAACATACCCTTTAGGTATTTCAATAGCTATACCAGTTCCATACTCAATATAACCATATTCTTTTTCTTCTATTGTTTTTTTACTTATAGCAACTAAATCAACTGCAGCAGCTCCTTCTGAAGCATAAAAAGGTGTTCTAGCTTTTCTTTGTAATTTTTTATAATTTATTTTCATTTATGTTATATTTTTAAACATTAAATAATTATTCCAAGATTCTTTTTTAAGCTTTTTAAATGTATTATTACTTATTTCTACATATGCTTTAAAAAAAGAAGGCTTTATTTCACTTCTTATTCTAGCATCTTCTTGTGATTCAGCTTTCACAAAACCACAAAGAGTACCGCTATCATTAGGACCTCCATCCATCATTTGTAATATTTTATATATTTTCATTTAATTAATTAAAGTTTGTTCAATTTCTGCAAAATATTCATATTCATCATCTTTTTCTATATCTTCATTAAATTTAGCCATCTCTTGTTCAAGTAACTCTGCTTCTTTTAAAGTATATCTAGATGCTATATGATAATTATATTTACCTTCTTTATTTCTTTTTTTTAATTTTTTAAAAATTACTATTGAATGTTCCATTATTTATTTGTGTGTTTTTTTTATTTTTAATTCTTACATCTTTATCTAATCGTTTTAAATAATTTCTAGCATTACCTTTATCATAAAATCCATAAATAGATTTCCATATATTTCTATTAAGATTAATCATTTTTTCAATAATATATTGATTTTCTTTAAAAAAAGTGTTAGGATTATCATTATAAATTAATCTCCAATTATTTTTTTGACATATTAAATATTTCATTCATTTGTATGTTTTTCGTGGTGATCTATATAAATATTTATTTTAGAATTCATTATAAGTAATAATTCTTCAAAACTAATAGGTCTATATTCACCAAATAATCTGTTAATATTGTCAACTCCTACATCCATAGTTTTATGCATACTGTAAAAGTCATTAACTTGTTTTTCTATACCTTGAGATTTAGATTCAGTATCTAATGAAGCATGTGAATGCCCATATAGCATCCAACTACCATGATGAGATTTATTCCAAACTCTCATAGCATAGTGATTCAATACAATCTTCTGTGAACCTTTCCAAGGGTCTCTGTTAGGATTTGTACCTTCTAACGGATACTTTTCAGTAAACTCTAAACCAGGGCTTATACCTTTGTTAAAAAGCTTTAAACTTTCTTCAAAGTTTTTAGTTATTAAATGATCATGATTACCCAAAATTAAGTGTATGTTATTACACTTAATTTTAGATATGTAGTATTTTAAATCATTAAAATCTCTACCAAAATATACATCACCTAAGATATATAATTCATCCTTTATTTTTACATATTCATTAATTTTATCAATAATATGCCTAGACATTTCTAGTTCATCAGCAAAATCTCTTAAAGATTCTGGATCAGCATGAGACCAATTAGTTTGGTGCTTAACTATGTTTCTTTGATTTAAGTGTAAATCACTTGTGAACCATTTCATCTTCTTTAAATATTCTATCTATTTCTTTTTCCCAAATATGTATTTTATCACTATCAGCATACACTCTACTGGTAAAAAATTTCTGTTTTATTTGAGCATAAGTAAAATCTGGATTTTCTTTAATCTCTTCTGTAAACTCTTTATCCAAATAATCTATTACTTTTTGATTGTTTAAATCTAATCCACGATGTCTGCCTTCTATATAATTTTTGTATTTTTCGTTAAATTCTATTCTATTCATAATATTTTTTATTGAAAATTTTTTCTCCAATTTTTATAATCAGGAACACTTAGTATTCCTAAGTTATGAACTAAATTATTATGTTGTTTTTTTAACATAATTTCTAAACGAATATTTTGTTTTAAACTAACTTCTAACAACACTAAATAATTAATCATGTCTCCTATTTTTTCATCAACAGTTTCTTCTTTTGGAAGTTTACCTGATTTTGTATCTTCTACAATATCCATTATAGATACTAAATGTTTAGTAGCCATACCCCATAAAGCTTTTTCTCTTGTTTCTTTATTGGTAATAGAAGCTACATTAAAATTATGTAATCTATCTCCATTCCTAACATACTCTTTAGCTTTTACACCTAAAATATTTTTTGTTTGTACCAATCTTTCTTCTAATACATTAGTAAAAAATTGTTCAGATACTTTGTGAATATTATTTATTTCTTTGTCCATATTGTTTAATTTTAAATTTTAATTGATTTTTGTATATTTCTAAATCTTTTCCTTTTAAAGAATTGTAATTTAAAGTTAATTGTACTTGTAAATCAGCCATTTCTTTTATAAATTCTTTTTTTCTAGCTTTTTTATCTCTAGGTTTTGTTTTAAGTTGAATAGCTGCAGCTATTAATTCTGCAGCTTCTTCAACTAATTTATTTCTAATCTTCATTGTCTCTAGTTATAACAGATTTGTGTCGAGGTAATGGCAAAGAACTTGGCTTAAAAACTGTTGTCATTAATACACCAAATTTCTTTAAGTCTCTTTCTCTAATATCTTGCAATATTAAACCTATTAATTTTCCAGATTGATCATAAAAATCATCTATTACTTTTTCTCTTTTATTACTCATTTAAATTTTTAATATTTTTTCTATTTTTACAGAATTTTTATCTGTAGAATTTCCAACACTATAGAAATTTAATGTACCATTTTCTTTATTTTTCCAATCTAATAAAGGATAATGAGATAAAACTACATTAGGTTTGTCATTAAATTCTATAAAATACATATCAAAAGTTTCATTAAATAAATCTTTAGCTTCTACAGAAAAATCAGTAACATGTTTAGTTAATCCAAGTCTTTTATCTTCAATAATAACTTTACTAAAAACACTACTTTTATATGTCCAATAATAGTTAAGTAAAATCATATTTTCTCTAATTACTATATCATTATTTCCAAATAAAAAATATATATTATTACAATTAATATCTTCTCTAACTTTTCCTATTTTTCTTAATTCCATTTCCCAATTACCCATAAAAAATAAAACATCATTTTCTTTATATAATTGATTTAATTCTTTAATAGTAAGTTCTATATTTTGTTTAAAATCAAAAAATCCTATGTTATAATTATTTTCATTAAACTTCATCTTCTTTAAAATTTATAAAATATTTTTGTTTTTTTCTTATTGAAGATATTAAATTATAAGTGTTATTTAGATATTTATAAAATATAGGAGAATTATCACCATTTTCTATTCTTAATACTAACCCTTTAGTTAAAGATTTTTTATCTAAATTTGACTTTTTTTCTGACAAATTTGACAATATTTTATCTAAAGTAAGAACTGTTCCATAATTAACTAATTTTATATCTTTATACACTTGTTCATTTTCAAAATTAGTTTTAAAATAAGACAAACCTATTTCAGGGACATGACTTACATTTAATTTAGAACATCTTTTTTTAACTTGGCTCCATGATAAATCAATAACTTTTCCATTTTCTAAAGTATTTGTTATTCTATGTATAAATACATCATAAGTACCAGGTTTGTAACTATAAGTAAAAGGTATGTTATCTCCATAACAATTTTTTAAAGTAGATACAGCTCCTGAACCTAATATATGTTTAAACAAAGATACGTTAAAATTAGGTACAAAACTATTTTTTTCATTTTTAAAACCAACAGCAGTGTAATATATAGTTTCTCCTTTGTTTAATTTGTATTTAAATAATTTAGATGCATCATAGGAAGTTCCAAATTTAGAACTAAACATTAAAAATTTATTACCATAAACAAATTTGTAATCTCGTATTTTATTAGAAAATAAAGTTTTAAGTTTATTTATAAAATTATCTTTTTGATCAACTTTTAAAAAACCACATCTTCCTGAATATCCTTCAAGCATTTCTGTTATTACAACAGGATTACTATTTGCCAATCCTTTAAAATCTGAAAACATTGGCTTAATTATAATATCTCTTTTAAATTGTTTATTTAATTTAGTTAAAGGATTATCAAGAGTTGTTTTAAAACTTTCATCTATTCCTATTGTAATTGTTATATAATTAAAAGAAAAACCTTTAGTATTATTATTTAAACAACTAATATTTTTTAATAAAATGTAATTTTCTAAAACATTAAAAGGTAAAAACAAAGCTGAAGTTAATACACCTCGTATTAATTTAGGTTTTACTACGCCAGATTTAGACATAATACCATGTTTCATAATATTTTTATTTAAAGTATTATCTTTAAATAAGTTTAGTTCTTTTAAAAGCAATGGGTCTAATATAGTTCCTGTAGGAAATAATAACCCTCTAGTATATAATTGAATTTCATTTGAAACAACAACTACATCATTATTAATTCTAGATACTTTAATATATTTAGAATCAACAATTTCTTTTAAATTAGTTATTTGTACTACTGTAAATTGTCCTACCATAATTCTTCATCTTTTTCCATTAATCCAACAGCTAAATCTAAATCTTCAATACATTCATAACAACCTATTTCAGGATCTAAAATTTTTGTATTATGTATTCCACATTTTCTTGTTATTTTCTCATTTTTTGACATATTTTTATTAAAAAAAGGGAGCTATTAACTCCCTTTGTATTTTTAAATTAACATTTACTTGATAAACATTCTAAACATTTTTGACAACCTTCTTCAAATATTAAAGCTTCAGAGCCACAATTTGAACAAGATGCTCCATTTACTTTAGCACCATTCTCAGTATATTTTTTTAATATTCTACTAATAGCTTTACTAAAACCAGTTAAATCTTTTGAATTTCTATCTAATATTGTTTGAATAAACTTTGAAGACATACCATGTCTAAGAGCACCTGATATTAATCTAGATATAACTTCTTCTTCTTCAGAATTAAGTTCTACAGATGTAAATATACCATTGTCTCCAACAAAATTGTATTCTCCTCTTTTTATTTTCTTTATTTGTATTTTACTATCTTTAATATTTAAATTAGGAGAGCAAAATATTTCGTAAGGTTTATCTTTATATAAACCAATTATGACTGTATAAGGAACTCCTTTTACAGTAGTTTTATAAACTTCTCCTTTTAATATTTTAGGTCTTTTAGAAGCATCATGAATATCAAAATTATCTTCAGTTTCTTTATTTATGTACTCTAAAACTCCATTTTTAGAAGTATCTCTATATATTGTTACACCTTTTAATTTAGTTTGATACGCAAGTAAATAAATATCTTTTATTTCTTCTTTAGTAGTATTTTTATGTAAATTTAAAGTTGATGATATAGAGTGTGTTGTATATTTTTGTATAATAGACTGTACAGTAATTCTGTCAGTATACGGAATATTATTTGCACAAGAATTAAACCAAGGAGAAGCTTTAAATATTTCTTCTATATCTTGAGAAGAATTTATATCTAATTGATCATTAAATTTTTTACCTATATTTATTAGAGCCCATTCTTTTAATTGAGGGTGTATAACAGGATAATTAACCCATTTAACACCATGTTCATCTATACTATCAAATTTAAGAGATTTATCATCTGGATTAATCTTTCTTTTTCTATTATAATAAGGTGAAAATAAAGGCTCTACTCCTGAAGTTATTTGTGCCATTAAAGAAATAGTACCTGTAGGTGCTACTGTACTCCAAGACACATTTCTTCTACCATATTTACACATTTGATAAACTAATCTAGGATATTGCTCTAAAAGATTTTGATAAAAAGAATTTAAACCTTCTACTGGTTCACCATTTTTATCAAATTTATATTCTAAATTTTTATCCCAACCAACAAAAGGTCCTTTAATTTTAGCTAGTTCTATAGTAGCTTCTAATTCTCCTTGTAATTTTTGAGAAAAAACTTCATCAATTATTGAAAAAGATTCTTTACTTCCATAAGTTACTCCAACAGCAGCTAACATATCTCCTAATCCTGTGATACCACTTCCAGTTCTTCTACCAGATTTAGTTACATTAAGTATATTTTTCCATAAATTTAATTCAGTAGCTTTAACTTCATCAGATTCTGGATCATTTTTTATTTTATTGAGTATTTTTTCAATAGATTTTATTTCTAAATCTACAATAGTATCATTTATTATTTGTACTCTTCTAGAAATATAATGTATTTTGTCATAATCAATGTATGCACGATCTGTATAAGGATTTGTTACTGCTTTTAATAAATTTTGAGCTATTAATCTGCAAGCATCATAAGCTTGCATAAAAATTTCACCACAAGGATTTGTAGTTACTCCTTTATATTGAGGATAAACACTATCTGGAGAATAATCATGATGTATATCTTCAAATAATTGTCCAGGATCTGCACATGTCCAAGCTGATTCAGCTACAGCATCATATATTTCATTAGCTTTTACTTTTTTAGTAAAAACACCATTTTCATGCTTTACAATTTCATTGTATTTAGCTTCATTAGCTTTTAAACCTTCAATAGATGCATCAAAAGGAAATCTTAAAATATGATCACCTCCATTTAAAACTGCATCCATAAATTCATTAGAAAATTTTACAGATATATTAGCTCCAGACACAGAAACATTGTCTATTTTTTTATTTATAAACTCTAAAACATCAAGATGATTACAATGAATTGATAACATCAATGCACCTCTTCTACCTTTTTGAGCTACTTCATTTGTAGAATTAGAAAATCTATTCATAAAACTTGTAGCTCCTGTTGAACTTTTAGCTGAATTACTAGTTAAAGATCCATCGAATCTTAGAGTTGATATATCTAAACCAACTCCACCTCTTCTTTTCATCAATTGAACTAATTGTTCATCTTTTTGCATAATACCTCCATAAGAATCTTCTGGTTGTCCTATTACAAAACAATTTGATAAAGATCCTATTTTGTCAGTACCTAAATTAGATAAAATAGAACCTTGAGGTAATATTTTTAAACTATTAAAATACCCAAATAATTCATCAAACCAATCTCTTCTAGTAAAAACTCTACTTTTTCTAGCATCTGGAGCTAACATTATCATACTTTCTATGTATTCTGGAAGTATAGCATCTGTTATTCTTGTAAACATATCTTCTAATGAATCTTCACCTTTGTCTAAATACTTACTTCTAATAGCGTCTGCAGCTAAAGTGTCTCCATTAAATCTTTTTAATAATTTATCCATATGTATATTCTGTTATTTTTTTTACTTTTTCGCCTAATACTGAATAATTAGGATTATTTTTTACTAAATATTTAATTATTGAGCTAAACCTTGATTTAGCTCTATTTTTATTACTCTCTGTCATTATCGTTATAAAATCTTAATGTTTCTTTTTCAAAATCAATCTTACTTAGTAATTCTTTGTTTTTATATTCGTTTATAAAATCTAATTTATACTTTTCACCCATAGTTTTTTTAGCAAACATATTTTTTTCAACTATTCCAATTGTTAATTTGTTTACATATAACTCTTTTAATTTATCACTTATTTTACTATATTGACTATCTACAAAATTTCTATAGTCTTGTTTATATTCTTCACTAATTTTAAATACATGTACAATTAAATTACCTCCTCCGTCTAAATCATAATAATCTATCCAAGATTTGATGTCTTTAAATACACCTTCTACTTCTAAAAAATTAAAATTATAATCTTTAGGTGCAAATAGCATATATAAATAATAATCTTTTTTATTGTACCATTTAAAATCTTGTCCTTCAATACCAAAATCATCTATATATGAATTAATAAATCCATACTTTTTTAAAAAATCTAATTTTAAAGCTTTACCTGATGAACTATTTAATAACACAGTAGGTGTTAAAAAATGTGTAGTACTGTTAGTAATCTTACTTATTCCAAGCTTTTTACATAAGTTGGACAATATCTCCTCCTTCGATGTGTTCTTTTGTGTCATTCCATATTTCGTTTTTACTATAAAATTTTAATAATTCTAAAGCTTCTTTCCATCCTTTATAATTTTCATCTCCATTTTCTCCTACATCTAATATTCTTCCGCTACATTCAAAAATTCTAGGTCTATCATTAAATGCTGTACTTACAACTATAAATCTAAAAGGTAATATAACATAATCAGGATATTTAAATCTTAAAGCTTCTGAATAAAAAGAAGCTTGAAAATCATATCTAAATTTCCATAATGAATTTTTAAAAGAAGATACAGAAAATCCTGTAGTTTTTAAATCCCAAGGTTGAATTATTTTATTTTTTTTATCTATAGTAATAACATCTAATAAACTTTTTAGATTTATACCATCTTTATCCCAATATATTTCTTCTTGAAATACATTAGTTTTATGTTTAGGTAAATTAAATAATAATTTATTAATTATAGGATCTTCATTTAATTTGTTAGTTAATTCACAAGCTTTTTGATAATCTTTATTAGATACAATAATTTTACCTTCTGAATTTTTTAAAAAATGGAAATAATGACTAAAACTGTGAATGTATTTTAATTTAACAATGTCACTTTGTTTTGCTCTATATTTCATTTTTTTACAAATGTTTAAAATCTCTATATCAAAATCTAAAACAGGTACAGTTTTATAACTAATGTATATTTCATCCCAAATACTTTTAACAGTATCTGAAGGATTTTCCTTATCATTAATAAAATAAGTTGAATCAAAGTCTTCTGGAGTCAGAAGTAGACAATCTACCAATGACCCCATATTTAGACTTTTAGTTGACTTATTATCTCTATTTTTGTATAATAAAGGGTGAACTAATATTTGTTTTAAATTACTTTGAGATTCTGCGGGAAATTCTCTATAATTACTCATATTGAAATTCAATAGGTAAAGAAACATTTTCCCTGTCTCTGTTTATTTCAGCATACATATTTTCATATCTATCATTATTAAACACTGTTCTTCTATAATTTATATATGAAGATAACTTATCATATATTTCAGTATTTACATCTTTTATTGGAGAAATAACATCTAATAAAGTTATCTTTTCTCTTTGTTTAAGAATCTTATCTTGATTATTTTCAGCATAAGTTAAAAGACTAGAACATATTAACATCCAATGAACCATTACTGAATAATGAATTGTAGATTGATGTAATCTAAATTCTACTGTTTTAGAGTTACTAAACATTAATGGTAATAAGTTTACGTGATAGTATCTAGAATTAAAATTCCATTTTCTAGCACCTTCTTTAGGATGTTTACGAGTTTCAAAGTTATAAGTATCATCTTCTGGAGTTCCATCTGCTAAAAATTGAAAAACTTTTTTAAATTCTTCATTTATAACAGTATTTTTGTCTGCGTTTTCTTTAAACATTCTATTAGTGTTTAAAGCTAATCCAGATAAAGGTTGACAATGATCTTTAACACGACCATTTTGTCCTCTTTTATTTGCAAAATATTGTACATCTCTTTTATAAGGAGGCACTATTTCAAACATTTCATTTTGAAGTCTGTAACAAAGAGTATATAAAGATAAAATTGATTTTTTAGTACAAGGATATTTACCAAAGTGAATATGTAAAGAACATTGTTCATCAGTTTCACATCTTTTATTCATCTCAGAAAAAACAGATCTTAGAGTAGCAACACCTTTTATACCTTCTAAAGGTACAGTGGTGTATTCTACTCCTCCTATAGATCCATCTCTTAAAGGTACTAAACCATTTTTATGCAAAATAGGTTCTGGTACATGACCTAAAGAAGTTTCTATTTCTAAACCAAAAGATTTGTTACCTATGATTTTTAATAAATCTTTATCAAGTTTATTACCTTCGTGTTTTGCAATTTTATATCCTTTTTTTATAGAATTACCTAAAGCATTATTATCTGCTATATTGTAAGGTAATAAATCAAAATCATATCTAGCTCTTCCTTTTTTGGACATTGATTTTATTTCATAAGGTGATAAAGAACTTTTACAGTAATAATTACCATCTGATAAAGATTCTATAAAACCAAGTTCTAAACATAAAGCAACTGAAACACAATACAGTGGATTTTTATCACTGTCATCTAAAAATGTATTAGAAATTATTTTCTTCATAACAAATTTCTTTCTGTGCTCTTTTTCTCCTCGTTTATTTATAAAAACAGATTGACCGTAAGATAATTTTACAGTTTTTTCTGTAGGCTCATAATATCCTACAACAGCTATATTATTAACATCTGTATTTAATATACCAAAAACTAATCCTCTCTTAGTTCTTTGCCATAATTTATTAGTATGATTATAATAGATTTTACCAGAATTAATTCTGTAATAGCTACCATTTGTCATTTTAAAACAAGATTCATCAATAATATAATGTTCTCCATTTATTAATCTTGTATTTTCTGCATTTGCGTCTATTAATTCCATTTTGGAATCAAAAGCTTTTATTGTTTCTAGTTTGTTATTTGGCATTTGTAGTTGTTAATTTGTAAAATTCTTCCAATTCTATTAAAAATTCTAAATCTTCGTTATCCATGCTAACTATGTTTTTTGAATACATATTAAACACAAATTCAAATATTACTTTGTATATAAATTTTACATCTTCATCTTCTTTTAAATTCATAAAATTACGCAATAAAAGTAAAGCATCTTCAAAATAATCACTTATTTTGTCTTCAAACTCTTCTAAATCTTTCATTACATCAAAATTATTACCTTTATCAAAAGAATCTAAGATATTAGGTTGATTTCTTTTTTCTAATTCTTCTCTTTTATTTAATAATTCTTTTAATACTCCATTTTTTACAACATAAATAAAAGGACTAAAATCATTATAATACTCAAAATCATGTCCACTATCTTTTTCAAAATATACATTATTTATAGCACTAAAATTCTTTTTATTATTTCCTTTTAATTTATTTAAAGTTAAAACAGGATGAGTTGGTGAAAATTCACTTATTTGGTAACCTAAACAAGTATTTCCAGCTTTTTTTAATACTTTACATCTAGCTTTAGCTTTTATAAAATCTTCAAAATTTTTAAAAGCAACTCCATTTACAAACCATAATTTAACAGCATTGAATCTTTTATTTCCATCTACTTTATTCCAAGCATTTTCCATATCTTCTTCTGTGTTAATATTACTATGTAAATCTTTTCTAGTTACTTTACTTAAAACAAAACCTCCTTGTAATAATACTCCATTTCTAAAAAATCTAAATTTTTGAAAATATATAGTACTTCCATTGTAAAATTTATCTTTACTTTCTGTTACAAATAAATTTATATTAACAGATTTATTACTTTTATTCTTTCTATTAGAATATTCTAATCTATCTTGATAATTAGTAACTGAGGTACTACGGCTAGAGTTATGAGAAACAGGACAAGGGGCTGAAGGATTTAAATCTGCAGTTCTAGATATTATTTGACTACTTTCTATATGTCCTCCTACAAAAGAAATAAGTTCATTGTTTTTGAAACTTATAACTTCATCTTCTTCTGCACCTATCATTTGTAAAGATTTAGCTATTGAAGATATGTAAACTCCTGTAATTTTACCTCTACTGTTAAGTTTTTGGTAATAATACAAAGGTCTTTCTTCATAACCACCACCTCCGCCTTTGAAAGCGTATAAATGGTTGGACTTTGTAACATCTTTAAATAATAAAGCTGCACCTCCTTCATACTCACTTAAAACTTTAAAAGTTTTGTCTTTATATAAACAAGCAAGTAATCCATGTGAATCTACATCAATATTAATAATACTAATGTTTCTGTCTTTACATAATTGTATCCAATTTCTTAAAGTACCATTATGAGCACCTACAAAACCAGCTTCACCTTCTTGATTTTTTAATAGAAAAGGATGAGCATTTGCAGAAGTTTTTTGCCAACCTACACTTGATTTTCTTGCGTGCATTATACAAGTAAAATCTTCTTTACTTATAGTAGGAAAAGGTTTATCAACAAAAAAGTCTTTAAAATAAGAATTATTATAAACTCCATAAAATACTTCTTTATTTGAATAAATACCACAAGAATCTCCTCCTCTAGTATCATTCATAATTCCTAATATTTTTAAAGCATTTTTATCAGGTGTAACTTCTCCACAATAACCAATTAATCCACAATAAAGTGTATTAAAATTGATTTTATTATTTGCTATACCTATGGCATAACTTATTATTAATAGTAATAAATATATGAATATTATCATTTGTTTTCTTGTATTATTTTATTAAGTTCTTGAATATATTTTTCTGATGTAATCTCACCAAATGAAGGTGCAGAATTAACTTCAATAATTCTCCAATCTCCTTCTTTATTAGTTCTAACATCAAATGCTCCTAAATCTAATCCAACAGCATCTAAAGCATTTACACAATCTTCTACAATTGCATCCCAAGTATCTGGTTTTTTAAATAAAGGGTTAGTTTCCAACATCCATGCACAATTTAAATTGTTAAAAAACCATCTTTCTTCTGCATCTTGTTTTCTTAATTTTCTATTTGTATAAAAACATCCATTTTTACTAACGTGTAATCTATACTCCCTAGCTCCATTAAAATATAATTCAAATAAATATCTAGATAAATCTTTACCATTTAACCAAGTATTGAATTCTTCTATGTTATCTATTTTTGTATTAGCATTACCTCTTGATCCAAAACGTCCTTTAGCTATGATAGGAAAAAACATATCATTTAATGTTTTTTTATCATCATTTAATACTCCATTTTTTAAAAAAGTTTTAGAAGTTAAATCAAATCTATACCAAAAACAATGAGATACTTTAGCTAAATCAAAGCATTTCTTCATTTTAAGCTTATCAGAGCTATTCTTAATACCATCTACTGAATTTATTTCTAAATTATAAGGTCTAATGCCATTTAATTGAGTTATACTTCCTAAACGTAATAGAATCCTTTTACCAAATGTTCTTAATAATGGATTTCTTCTTAATATACCATGAGAAGGATGTCTTGTCCTAACATGTAATAAGGTTTTTTTCTTTATTTTTTTATCTGTAGTCCGCATAATTTCCTGTTTTGATAATTTCTACTCCTTCATCTTCATTAAAATATACAGAAGCTTCTATATCTTCTCCATCATCTAAAGTAATTTCTGTTGGAACTCTCTTATACCAAGAACCATCGTGATCTTGGGGATTATAACTTTCTAATCTATCTACCATAGGCATTTGTGCTGGTGTAACTTCATACACTTCAACTCTAATAGGTGATAGTTCTATATTAGGATGTACAAACGGAATTCCATTTGCTGACATTTGATATTTATCTTTAGTCCAACCTAATCCTATTTTAACTGACTCTCCTAAAACTCCGTTATTATTATAACCTTCTCTTAATGTTCCGTAAACTGCTACTTTCATATTTTATTTTTCTTATTATATTTATTAATAAATTGTAACACTGATTTATAAGTGTTGTTAAGTTTGTCATCTCCTTTATGTTGAGCTTCAATTATTATTGTACTTTTATTAGAAATAGTAGTACAATCTGAACTAATAGTAATTTTGTAATTTAAGCTTTCTATTTTACCTAACAATGGCATCAACCAATCCCAAGAAGTATTAAATTTTAATTTGTGTTCATTTCCTAAATTTACAAATCCATAACTAGTATGTCTTATAATACTAATAGGTAATCTATAATACACATTATCTAATGTTTTTAAAAAAAATATAGCAATTAATTTATTATTTTGTTTAATTTTATCCATTACACTTGTTCTTTTAATTCTATTGATTGTAAAACTTGCTCTGCAGAAATTATTATTCCATCATAAAACTGTTCTATGCTTAATTCTACTTGGTCGTATGCCCAAGATATTAATTCGTCACTTGCTAACCAAAAATTAGACAAACTTCTATATTCAAATCCATAAGGTGTTATTCTAAAACAACCTGGAGTACCATAGTATTCTCTTCTTAATTCATCATCATCTAATTCAAAAGATGGTACAGCTAAATTGTAATCAAATATTTTAATTACTCTTTCTAAATCATCTTCTGTCATTTTAGTTGGCATTCCAACGTGAATATGTCCTCCTGCAAATCTTGTATTAGTTTTTTTAGGATTCTTAATTACTAGATCATAAACATTAAAATATTCAGAACAACCAAATTCATAACCTCCTTCAAAATTCTTTAAATCTTCACTTGAAAATTCAGCAGAAGCTTGAAAAGAAAAATCTATGTTTTCTGGTACACTTCTTCTTATTAAATCTAATCCTTGATAAATGTTTGCAATAAAATCTTCTTTGCAATCTGAAGGAGGAATATTAAATTCAACCATTACATTATCTCTTAGTACTCCAAAGCCATTACCAAATTTCTTTGGATTATCCTTATTATGTTCTAAAAAGAATGCTGATGCTGGTACAAAATTGCCGTTGCTTGTGTTTTTAAGGAAAAATTCTGGATCTGTTCCTATAGTAAAATTGTGTTTTTTCATATTATTTCTTGTAAGTTTTAATTATTAAATTTTTAATATCTTGATTAACTCTGTTTAATGGTAATGTTTTTAAAAAATTTTCAATTTCTTCATTTGTAGCTATTTGTTGAGTTTCTTTTATAGTTAAAATTTGTTCGTCATAAGAACATCCTCCACAATTTTGTGGTGTGCAACTACGACAATATTTCTTTTTAAATGTTATTTCTGAATGATCTGCACTAAATATTCTATATGTAACCTTAAAACTTTTTACATTATCTATAGTAGAAAATTTAATGATATTTTCTGGTTTTACATCAAGTATTACATTAGGAGCAAAGTCCACAGATTCAAATAAATTTCTTCTAAACTTTTGATAAGGAGTATTTAATTTAGTTAAAAAAGCTTTATTTTTCTTTTTAACTGTACTTATATAATCTTTAAAATTAATATAATTTATAAAAGAAGTACTAAAAAGATCATAACCAGTTCTTCTAAAAAAAGAATTAGAAATAAAAAGTTTATCCCACAAATTAATAGAATCATCTAATTTAAGAAATTCTTTATAATGACAACTTCCAATGCAATAAAAAGGTATTCTAAAAATAGCCCAAATTATGTTTATTAAACAAAATGGTATAATTTCTAAATCTATTTCAACTCTTAATTTATGTTTAACTTTAAGTTTATCATTAAAATATTCTACTCCTTCTGGAAATAATTCTTTAATAATGTCTTCATAAAATTTAAGATACTTTTCTTTAAAAGTATAAGCACTTGATGTTATAATTATTTTTTTTAAATTTGGATGAATAAATTCTCTAGTTCTTCTTAATCCATCACAACACATATCATCATTTATTATTCTAATTAATGCATTATCCTTGTCGTATATTTCTGCTAATGTTTTCATGTAAAAATTTTATTAAACTTTTTTTTCCGTAAACTTGTATAAAATCTGAAGGGTCTTTTGGTAAATCTCCTGATTTATTTTGTGGTAATTCAATTGAAGTTAAATCATATTCTTCTTTTATTTTTGTAGAATAAATTTTACCAGCTTCATCATTGTCATAAAATACTATAATATGTTTAAATCTCTTTTTTAACAAATTTATAGCATTATTAGATACTAAACTACTTTCTGATTTACAAGCTACTGAACTATAACCACATTCATGTAATGTCATTACATCTTTTCTACTTTTAGTTAAAATAAGTATTTCACCTTTTTCTGGGAGTTGTTCCCAACATTCTAAAATACCTCCTACCATATTAGATCTCCATTTAAAAAACTTTGCAGCTCTAGGTCTATACAATTTAAAATCTTCTTGTTTTTCTGCATAAACATACATTGGATCATGTTGTTTATATTCATAATAAAAATCACCTCTTATCCAAGCTCTGTGACAAGCTCTTACTCTAAATTTAATTAAAGTAGGTAAAGTTATATGGTATTGAAACCAATATCTTAAATCTATTTCATTGAATTTTTGAGTTACTATTGCTATTCTTGCTTTACCTATTTCATTTTTTTTAATTTCTTGTGTCATTCTTGGTTTTTTTGATACAAAACTGTGTTTTTTAATTGTACTATAATCATCTAAAGATTTAGGTCTGTGTAAGCCTAAATTAAAATCTTTTGCTATAGTATTGCAAACATCTTTAAATGAATCCAATTCTAATGCTTTTTGTGCTACATAAAAACAATCCATATGTGTTTTTTCAGACGCCCAATCAATAAATATTAAATTTCCATTGTTATAATCAAAATAAGCTCTACCATTAGTGTCATTTCTCCAAGGATTTTTACAATTAGTGTTAAAAGAAATTTTACCTGGAAAATACCGTTCCATTATATCTTCCTGTGAGATTTTGTTCAGTATCAATGTTTTCATTTTTTATTTTTCTTTTTATAAGTTCTTTTTTATAAGCAAAATAATCTAAAAAAAGTAAACTATTTTCATAAGATAATTCTTCTTCATCATAATACATAGAGTCATCATTTTCTCCTCCCCCATATTTTAAAGTTACACCCTTTTTAGCTCTTTTTTTTATTAAATTAATTATATTATTTAAATGATTGTCACTTAAATCACATAATTTAATTAAATTTCCTTCTCTTGTTTTATGTAATTTCATATTTATAAAATAAAAAGGGGCCTATTAGACCCCTTATATTATTGTTTACTTAAAAAGGTAAATCATCAGATTCACCAGAATCTAACATACTAGGCTCTTTTGGAGCTTCATATTTACCATATTCTACAGTAGAATGTACATTTCTCCAATTTTCCACAAGTCTTTCAAATCGCTTCATATTGTCTAAATTAGCATGACCAAAGTTTCTAGGTGAAACTTCCATATACTTACCATTCTTTACTCCTAGAACACCTTTTACTTCTCTGTCGCTAAAGTGCTCTATTGCACCTTTAAGAGAACTTACATCTCCATTACAAAGCTCTTCAAAAGGTAATACTAGTTCACCATCTCTTAGGTCAGGATTCAACCAACCAATCATAAAAGAATAAATATCTGCTTCACCCTTACGAGCAATTCTAACATCTTTTCTATCATACCAGTCTGGTAATGAATCCACATCTGGTCCCCATGTAGTTTGGCCTAAGCCATTAATATACATAAATTTGCCACCATCTTTATCAGTTTTAACTTCTTCATCTTTTAACCAAAATGAAGTTTTTGTATTAACATCGTCATTAGATAGTCTTATGTCTATTCTATTTTCATATGTTAATTCATTTTCTAAAGTCATACCTAATATTTCAGATAACTCCTCTTTTGTAGGATTAACTGCATCTATCTTAAAATTACTTACACCTGTGTATAAGCCTCCTTTTTCATTTTTTGTTTTTATATTTTCCCAATTCATAATTCTATCTCTTCTATATTACTTTTTTTCTTCAACAATTTCAATAATTTCTCCTTCTTCATTACGGTTTACCTCAGTAGAACCTTCAACCATATGGTCAAATAATTCTTCTGTGGTATAAAGACCCAATAAAAGATCTGCACCAATTCTGTTAGCTCCTGCTGATAAGCAACGAGCCCATAACATAAATTTCACTTTTGTTAACGTAAAGGCTCTTTATCCTCTACTTCTATATGTTTCCATATAGGTCAGACTATATCATAATAAATTTGTTTGACGTTTTCCTTTAAGAATTTTTGATATGGTAGCTGGATTAACATCAAAGATTTTAGCAATCTCATAATTTTTAAATCCTTCTTTTTTCATATTAAAAACTTTACATAAATCTTCTACTTTAATTTTAATATTGTGATGATTATTACCTCTGCACATATTAGTTAAACCCATTTTATGAGCATGTAAAATATTTTCTTTATGTGTACACCATTCTAAATTATCTAACACATTATTAATTTTATTACCATCTTTATGATTTACAACTGGTAAATCTAATGGATTTTTTAAAAATGTTTGAGCTACTAATCTATGTAGCTTTTTTGTAGACACTTTATTATTTAGTCTTAACTGTATGTCAATGTATCCATGATTAGGGTTTGTACATGTAGATTTAAATATATCTTTTGGTACCCCTTTTCTTTTTAAACTTTTGACACGTCCTAAGTTGCTAATTTCATAGCAACCTTCATACCCCTTTAATTTTTTAAATTTTTCCATACTACAAAGGTACGGCAATTAAATGATATAAACAAATTTATTTTGGATTTTCGTGGGTATATTATATTCTGCGGACTGCAGTTTCAATACCTAGTCGTTGAACCTTGAAAGAACTTTTAGCTCTAACCTTGGCTGCTGATTGGCTTATAAAATATAAAAAGAAAGTGTACTCACACTACCATTTGATTAATTAGGTATTGACCCTCTGCGGTGGAATCTAACACACCAATGCTTTCTTTTTAATATTTTACTTAGCTTTCCAGACAATTTATCCAATTTATCCTGCCCAAATTTTAGGCATTTTCTTCCAATTGTCTTTTCCAGTTAGTCCCATGCCTTCTGCATCTTTCCAACTGAATGTGGTAAATTCTTCCATATCTCCACGAACAAAACGAATTTTTGTTCTAATGTCAATAGGCTTTTTTGTAGAGTCTTTGTATTCAGATACAGTTCCGTCTTCATAAACGTATACTCCATCTTCTACAGTTTGAAATTGTATTCCTCCCTTTCGTAACAGTGCTCCTGTTGCTTTAGCTGATAAACTAAGTTTACCTTGTATTGGAATTATATAGTGAAAGCTTTGCATTGTTGCAAAACCTAACTCTTCTCCCATTTGCTTAATTGCAAACGCATCTGATACTGTCTTAACGTGTGTTGGTAATTTTTTTGAATCAATAAGTTTCTGCAAAAAAACTTCAACTTCGCTATTCTCCTCTTTAGTAATTATTTCCTTCTTCATCTAATCCTTCTCCTCTATATTACTGGGTGAGTCTAATTCTTTAAAAGTGTTTGTTTCACCATCAAAGTATAGACCCTTTTTTAAGTTTGGACGACCTAATCTGTTTTTTAATATTTTTAAACATCTATAGTTGTCCTTTAATTTTACTATGTCATGTCCTAAGTGTTTTCTTATTTCATAACGATCAGGGGCAAACAAACCTAACACTACTAAAGCGTCACGTTGTGTTAATTTGTTATCTGCTAGACCATCTAAACTTGGTTCTAACTTAGATTCAATACTTTGTCCTTGATTAGTAAACTGCATTTTTTCTTTATCTGCAGATTGCTGCTGTACATTTACTACAGCGTATTTAAAATGTTTAGTAATTTGTTTTCTAGAGTAATCTGCTGACCACTTAGTTATAGTTTGATGTTTATTCATCATTTGACCTGTTACTCCATCTTTTTCTTCTTGAAGAAGACTAATATGATCTGTAATTACTATTACAAATTCATTTAAATCATTAGGTGTATAATGAGAATATATCTTTTCATCTTTTCCTTGTATATTTAAAGTTTTGTAATGATGAGTTCCATTCTTTTCAGAATAGTCTCTTACATATTTATAAATACCTGTTGGATTAGATATACTATCTTCCACTACTAAATATTTTTCTAGATCTTGAAAGTATTCTCTACATTCATATATTTTATTTAATACATCTTGACTAATAACTTTATTAGTATAGGTTTGTAAATCTAAAACACTGTATGAAAGATTATGTTTTACTTTCAATCTATTTGATATTAAACCTAAAGTAAATTCTTCTTTAGATTCCTCTAAAGCAAAATAAAGTATTTTAAGTTTTAAATTTTTATCGCTATATTTTTTTATATATTTATAAGGTTCTAATACAAATAATGATTTGGTTAATTGTGTTTTACCAACACCACTACTTGCAGTAACTATATAATAAACTCCTTTAATTATTCCTGGTATATGTTTGTTTAAAGTTGGAAAATTCTCAAATGGAATAGTATTAACTAAACCTTTTTTAAAATTATCCCAATTACTTTTTATTTTTTCAAAAGTATTATCAAACATTACATTCCTACTTCAAAGTCGTCTAATGTATCTTCATTATTCTCTAAAATGTTTTCACATTCACTAGCTAATGTTGACATATTATTCTTATAAATAAAATAATGTGCGGTTTGTATAAAAGCATACTGTGATCTTGCTTTATTTTCTACATAGTTTTTAGTTGCTTTTATTATTAAATCAGTTTCATATTCTGGGTATTCTATTATAAATTTTCTCATCTTTTTAAGACAAGATTGCTTATCACCTCGAACTGGCATTCCACCAGATCTTATTCCTTTAGGGAATATCTCCCTATAATCATTTATCCACTCTAAAACGTTATCTTGTTTTTTCGGTGCTTGTTTTATTTTTTGTAATGCTTGGTTTGTAAAATTTAATTCTGTTTCGTTGTGAATAAATCCTCTGTTTACTAATTGTTTCATAATCCCTATGGATTGTAACAATTTTATTGTATCATCAGTTTTATTCAATTTATTTTTATTTATTTATTTATTAAAATGGTATATTAGGATTCAATCCTTTTAAATCATCTATACTAATAATTGATGCTTTATTAGAAACTTTATTTAATTATTCTTTTAAAGGTTCTACTGGAAAACTATTACTATGTGAATTTGGTTGCACTGCATAATCAGTACTATCCATTTTTCCATTAAAACTATTATTCATTGGCCTGTCTTCTGGTTTTGGCATATTGTTATAAAGATTAGCAGCTTGTTGTCGAAATTGTCTATTTAATTTTTCATGTTCATTAATATACCCAGCCCAATTTCTTGAATGCTTTCTTCCTGCTCTTGCTGAACCAACAGCAGTTCTAGGCATTTCAGAAAAATCAGGTTCTTCATAAGGAAGTTTAACAAGATTTTCTTCTGATTCTACTTCTTCATCTTCAATTGAAGGTATTGGTTTAGGAAAACATTCATCTATTGCTTCATTCGCTTGATCTTGTTTAATTGTGTCAAGTAAATGAGGTATTTTAACTTTTTCAGCTTCAGAAACTTTATCTTTAGAAGTAGATCTTTTATTTATAATATTATCTAATGAAAAATCATCTTTTATATTACTTACAGGTAATTCTTCTCTTCCATAATAATTTGGATTTTCAAAGTATACTCTTTTTAGTTTAATACCTGCTAATTTTTCTAATACTTCTAAATCATATCCTTTAAAATCTCCTAAGCTAGAACTTAAATTACTATCCTTATACATCATACTAACCCAACCATGTAATTTATATTTACAATGGAAAAAAGCTATTTGACTTATTTCTGGACAAGTTACAAATCTTAAACAATTAGGTTCATTACATAAAGTTAATAATGCTAAAGCTAATTCTGAATCTGTTACATTTTCAAAATAATTATTAACTAAAGATTTTATGTCATTAAAACTTCTATTTTTATTAGCTCCACACTGTAAACCATCATTTTCTACTTTATAAGTTTCTGGAGTTTGTTTAAAAAAATAATCTTCTAAAAATGCGTACACGTTACTTGTGTTTAATTCTTCGTTACAGTATAATTTCATAATTGTTCAATATTAGATTCTCTTAATTTTGCATAATCAAGTACAAATAACTTTATTGTATTTCCTGAATTTGGATTAATTGCTTCTGTTTGATTTAATGAAAAATTATTCATTAATTCAACGAAATAATCTGTATAAGAATAATTATTAATATTCATACTTACTAATAATATGTTTTTTCGGTCAGAATCAGCCATTTCTTTAAAAATATAATGCAATATTTGCTTTTTATAATTAAAATGTGAATTATCTATTTTTGCTATTATAAAATTTATTCCATTAGTTTCTGAAATACCACAACTCATAACAGATTCATAATAATTTAAAGTTCGTGTTTCACCATTTATGCTTACATAACATTCATCCTCATTCATACTTAAATCTACAGATATTTCTTCAAGTTCTTCTTCTAAAGTTAAAGGTGCTTCAACTACAGGTTCTTCTCTTTTTACATTAAATAATTTTTTAGAATATTGTACTTTTGCTCCAGTATCATTTCTTAAAATATATTTAGTTTCATTTTCTTCAATTGATTCATATTCTTTATCAATAGTCAATTTAAAGTTTTTTACTTCTTTACAGATAATTTTTATCATTATTTTTTTGTTTTTAATTTTGTTAGCATTTCTATGCTAGTTTTTGAACTTTTTTCTAAAGATTTTTTTGTTAAAACCATCATACTTAAACAATTGTCTTTTTCAACTGAATCAAGAGCATCAGGACTGCTGTTTATATATTTTCCTGGAAGTCTACAATAATCTATAAAATCTAAACTTAATAATGTATTATAATTAGGTTTACTTGCATTTTGAAAAATTATAATCATACCATGCTGAAACATAGAAAAAAATAATTCTTTTAATGTTACATTTGATATTAAATTTTTATTTGCATAAAGATTGTTAATTATTAAACTACTACAACTACTAAAAGGAGCTATACTAAAACTAAATAAAGGTTCTCCTTTATTATTATAAACAGCGTATTGGTTTTCATTTTGATTATAATAATAAATTTTTTCGTCAATTTCTCGTGTTATTCTATATGTTCCAAACATTTTTTTAAATCATTAAGTTGTTAATATTCTTCCAAGAATAATTACCATTACCTGTTGCTGTCCAACTTTCATTTTGAATGTAATGAGTTATTAATAAATTTTCACCTCTAGGTTTTTGCTTTATAAAAACTATTTTATCTTGAGCATGACACCATATGGGAAATATATTATCACTTTTATGTAAAGTTTTTAACATATTTGCAACATTTTTTTTAGTATATTTAGGGTAATAAGTTTTAATTATAGCATATAAATCTTGAAAGGTTCTTCTTGCTACTTTACACTGTGTCACAGAACATTCTTCATCGTGAAAAGTTTCTACAAATTTACCTGGAATACTATTTCTAGTAGCTGTGAATCCTAATCTAAGAAATTCAGTAGCATACATTTGTTTTTCTATTTTACAGTATATTTTATCCATTATTTATTTAAGTGTGCGTATTAATGTTTCTAAATTTTCAACAATATCTTCGTGACGTCTAAAAGTTATTAAATCATATAATTGTTTAATACTTACTGTAGGTTTATTAATTTTAATCCAACAATTTAATGCTTCTACTTTTTTAAATTTAATATTTTCAGGATTAGGTATATGATTTTTATTGGATCTTACATTTAATGTTTTAGTAAAATCAATAAGATTAGTGTAATGAAAAATATCTCCATCAAATATATCATAACCATCTTGTGTTACTAATATTGGTTGTGTGATATTTTCTACTAAATTTAAACTTAAACTACCAAAAGAGTTACAAACTCTTATTTGTATTTCATTAGATTTATCTTCTATAAAAAAACCTTGAATAACATAATTTACATCATTACATGATTTTATATCATCACCTGTAGTAAATATTTGACCATCAGACAATCTTTTAACTGAATGAATTGTATTATAATTTTCAGAAGGTATAAATACATGAGTTACAGAAGTTGTACACCCCCATTTTTTACCATCACTTTTAGAATCATATTTATGAAATACATTATTATTATTTCTTGTTGGACAATAATAAGCTAATATTTCATAATCTTTTTCAATTATTTCTTCCCAAAATTCTGAATATTTATTAGGAGTTTGAATTAGTAATCTATTATAAAAATACATATTAGTACCTTTATGATTTTCTATAATAGTATTAATTGGAGGACTTCCAGGATATTTTTTTATTAATTTATATTTTTTCATAATTTACTTTTTACTATATCTTTAAGACCTTTTTTAAAAGCTATAGAATTATTTTTACCACCCATATTAAATACATCATTTAAAGATAAACAAGGTTTATTCATTAATATATAATTTTCAGCTTTTTCTTTAGTTGAAAAATATTTTCTACTATTTTTACCAGTCATTGAAGTACATTTTAAAAACGTAATTCTAAAAATTTTTGTATTATTAATAAGTTCAAAAACTTCTTGTTTTTCAAATACATCAACACCATCTTCTGTTGTAAATAAAGGTTTTTCAATTATTTCTTCCCAAAATTCTTGATTATTTGAGCTATTAATTCTTACACCTCGATAATATGCTTGATTTTTAAACATACTATGATTACTAGCTTCAACAATGTATCCTAATTTAGGACTACCAGGGTATGCTTTTATTAATTTATATTTTTTCATTTTCTTGTTTATTTAGCTAACCACCAATCATCTTTTACATTGGCATCAGCTTTCATAGTTAAATCTTTACTTTTTAAAAAATAATCTCCTCCTTTTTTCATACAATCTTCTAATATAGTTTTGTATTTATTGGATAAAGATTTTTCACACTCTAAAACAAATTCATCATGAGGTATAATACATATTAATACTCTCCCTAAATGATTATTTTTCTTAATTTCGTTAAATAACATAGCTGCAGCAGTTTTTGTTTGATGAGCTGCAGTTGTTTGAGAAGGATTATTGAGACATAATCTCATATAATCTCCTTTTAACTTAGCAAATTCAGAAACTACAGGTTTCATGTCTCTATATTTTCTATAAGCTAATACATTACCTATTTTATAATCATCTCCTTCTTCTATAGATCTAATATGTTCTTCTTTACCAGCATTATATTGTTCCCAATCTAAATCAGTATACATTTCATTTTCAAATCTTAAAGCTTTAAATCTTTTATAAGAAGATAAATGAAGTCTAAAACCTCCTGCAGAAGTTATGTAACCAACTCTTATTGCTTCAGCATATGTTTCATCACCTTTTTTGTATATACCTGCGTGAAGTTCTTTAAAAAGCTTTTCAAGTTTTTCAGCTTCTTCTAAAGGTATACCTTGATTTACATGTATAGTGTAAGCTGAACCTCCATAAGCAAATGCAAATCTAGGAGCTTTACTATATTTTCTTTCCTTACTAAATTTTTCCATGATAATATTGTCAGGTAAATCTTTTAATTCAGGAAAAATCATTCTAGCAAAAGCACAATGTAAATCTAAATCTTTCCATATAGATTCTAACATAGCATTATCTCTGGTAAGATCTGCTGTAACAACATTTTCTTGACCAGCATAATCAGCACATATAATATCATAACCTTCTTTGGCTTTAATACATGCTCTCATTTCTTCAGTTGCAGGTAAAGTAAGACTACTAAAAGTTTTACTTCTAGTTGATATTCTAGCAGTATCTAACATTTGATTATAAGAACTATAACCTCTTCCATCAATTAATTGATCTAATAAATTTTGACCATAAGAATTAACTTGTTGTTTAGCATCTTGATAATCTTTCCAAATTGTTAGAAATTCATGTTTAGATTTATTAATAACATCTTTGTTAATAGATTTTTTATTATCTTTATCTAATACATTAATTCCCATTTCTTCAAAAACTGGAACCATTTGTATTGGAGATGATAATGAAACTCCTAATTTAACAATATTAAAAATATTATGTTGTTGAACATGAAATTTACTAGACAAATTATCTAAAATGTAATTCTTTACTATTTGTTCAGATTTTTTTAATTTTTTTAAATCTATTTTAATTTTAACTTTTAATCTATCTGCATCTATTGGTGCCCCACATTGTTCAACATAAGTTATAGCTAATACATAGTTTTTATGAACATTATAAGTTACACTCATACCTTTAGCATCAATTATTTTATTTTGAACAGTATGCAATTCAATTAACTTATCTACATCATTAAAACAATATTGTATTGATTCTTTAGTAGATAATTTAATTACATTAATAGTTTTTTGGTCTTGCTTATCATATTTAATATGCAATACTCTTTCCATTACAGATCCAAAATCATTTCCTTGGATAAAAGAAGGAATTCCGTTAGTTAATAATTTACTTTGTAAAAAAGTATCACCAACTTTATCAGGATAATAACCATACTTATAACAAAAACCTAAATCAAAATTAGCATTATGATATATTTGTTCTCTATTTTTTAAATACGGTATAACATCAGAAAAAGTATAAGCATTTTCAGATGTATAAAAATCTATAATGTAATTATCTTCTCCTGTTCCTATTTGAATGCAAAACATATCTTCTGTTTTCCAATCTAATCCTGTAGTTTCACTATCTACAGCTATTGTAGATTTTAAATTTAAATCTTCTAATGCACAGTAATTATAATCCCCAATCTTTTTAAAAAATTGAGGATTTTTAGTTACTATATAGTTCATTAAATAAGACTATTAACCAGATTATTTACTTCTAAAGCAAATTCACTGTTAGGAACCATTTCAGGATGACCTTGTATTGCTAATATTTTAGTTTTATTATAAAATACTATTTCAGGATCTACAGGAGGTTTTTCCATACCTGCTGGAACTCCTTCTGCATAAGTACTACCTGTTATTTTACAATAAGCTTTAATTTCATAATCTTTTTCATTAAGATTAAAAGGATATTGCATTTGATGATGGGTACTAGTTACTTCATAATCTTTACCTTCTGGTGTAGAAACTTTGTGCATATAAGGATGATTCATATGTTGTACAAGTTTTCCACCTGACAACACACATCCCAATTGAGACCCTCTACATATACCCATAGTTAAAACATCAGGATTTTCTTGTTTTATTTTATTCCAAGAATTTATTTCACTAGCATCTCTTACAGGATTGTTTCCTGTATGTGGATGAGAATCTTCTTCATAAAGTTCAGGACTTACATCCTCTCCTCCTGTTAAAATTATAAGATCTGCTGATTTTGAATCATTAGTTAGTTCAAAATCTTTTAAAAATTCAGCATAATTTACTGCATTTCCTATTACATATACTTTTTTCATATTGCTTTTGGTTTAAATTTAGATTCTTTTCTTGCAAAATAACCTGTCACACTATCTTTATCTTTACTAAAAAATTCTTTAGAAGTTTGAATTACTATTCCTTTTGATTTATTATTGAGGCTATCTATACCATGTCCTGAAGAATAATAGATTTTATCTTTATTATTATTGAATGCTTCTGAAAATTTAATCATAGTTTCTATTCTACGATTATCATTTACAAATTCTTTAATAAAAGAAACAGAATAACAATCTCCATGGCTTTCCCATAAAAATCTAATTATTGTTAGAATTGCAAGAGTTTTTTTTTTAGAATTTAAAGTACCTTTAGGTAATAAAGAACTACCCATAATTAAATAATATTTCTTTTTTTCTTTTTTGTATTCTAAATCTTTAAAAATTAATTTCATTTTTCTTAAATATTCTAAGAATTCTTTTCTTGTAATATCAGAATGTTTGTGTAATTCAATTTTTAAATAGTTTGAGTTTAAATTTAAAAATGAAAAACAAGACTCTGCACCATATTTTGGTGCATTTTTATGAGTCTTGTAATATATTTTATTGTTAAAACTTCTATTAGAAAAAACTTTATTTTTAGTTATCTTCATTTTTATTAGTCATATTGTTTCCAGTTGTGTTTGTTCATAAATCTTTTTTCTATTGGTTTCCAAGTATTTTCTGGTCTCCAACTTCCTCTACCGTAAGCAAATCTAGCTTTATACCAACTGCCATATTTTACATATTTTAAATGTAAATAATATATGCTAGCGTGCAAACAGTTTTCTCTAGTTGTATCACTTAAATTAAGTTTTTTAAACATACTTTTACGAGTTGGTTCCCATATTTGCATATCACCATAACTAAATGCACCACAATCCCATACTTTTTGAGTATATTCTAAGTTATTAGGGTTAGGCCATCCAGATTCGTTTAATCCTATTTGATATACTACGGCATTACATACATTGTATTTTGCACAGTATTTGTCAATTAAATTAAATATGTTTTCTTTTTCTTCTATGTAAGTATCTTCTTCACATAGGATTTCTATAACTACAGGTTTTTCCACAACCTTTGTAGGTGTTATACAAAATCCACTAATTGTTATTAGTGTTAGTATAGCTATTACTTTAAAATTAATTATATTCATAATATTAAATAATAGCAGTCAATATAAGAATCGAACTTATTACTCAGGATTTGGGTGAACTTAATCACTTAAAGTCTAGAACTCTACCAATGAGTTTAATTGACCAAAATAAAGGGGAAATTAATCCCCTATATTATAATTTATAAAAATGTTTAATCACAGTATGCTTGTGCAAATGCAGAAAACTCTCTTCCAGGATTTTTAGGGTTTATATTTATCTGCATAGATTCATTTTCTCTATTATCCCTATTTTCTAAATGAGTCACAGCTCTACCTGTTACAATCATTCTTGCTTTTTCTTTTTTAAAGACATCATTTTTATGACATTGTGCAAGACCAATAGTCATTTTAGTATTATCTTTAGGGTTAACTATTCCTCCTAAAGTTATTTGATTTTTACCTCTTTTACCATAAAAGAAATACACTTTTTCTTGATTTACTACTTGTTCTTTTTTTCTCATTATCTAAATTTGTTATAAACGTGAATTAAACTTACTTGAACTTTTTTGTAAAAAATTTTAAATCCATTTTTAGTTATTTTTTTAACTTTTATGAATTTATTAACCATTAAATAGGTTTTTTTTCTACCTCTAGTCATTTTTCTGTTTCCAGAATTAGGCATCTTAGCTTGACCCATCATTGATTTTCTTGTGGCTCTGTTAGGAATTCCAGTTGAAAATACTTTTAAATTTCCATTTTCTTCAGAAGTTCTTGGACAATTTTCATCTAAAAAATAATTTTGAAGATATGTACTTTTTATAGGAGGGTTAAACTTAGCTGCATTAGGATTTCCAGGCTTAGGAGCTTTTACTTTTCTAGCAATTTTTACTTTTTTAAACTTAGATTTGTTTTCAAAATATAATGATCTTTTTTTCATACTATCTTTTGTTTAAATTATTTATTGATTGCATTTGATAATTATTCTCCCAATTTCTGAGTCTTCTTTGAAAAGAATATATTGAGATGTGACTCCCTCTATATTCTCTTTCAACTCTACCATGTTCTAAATCTCCACCAGTAAAACACTGTTGAACTAAAGCATTAGGTAGCTTAGGATAATTACTAAATCTTTTTTTAAGATCTAAAGACCATTTAATGTCTTCAATTGATATTACTCTCATATTGCTTCTACTGTTGCTTCTTTAGTTAAAATAACTTCTTCGCCTGTTATAGCATTAAAAAATAGAGTTCTATCTTCTTGGACTTCTTTTCTACACAAGATTCTTTTACCTTGCTGGCAATATTGATATTGACCAGGCTTCCAATAGAATCTTCTGTGATAGTTACCAAATTGTTTCCAAACTCTTTTAAGGTGATTTTCAAATATAATTAAATACATGTTGTTTACCTACTATACTAGGATTTTAATTAACGTATAGAATAATTACTCTTACAGTTTAAGGTACTGTAATAGAGTCATACCAACCTTCCCACTCACATACCTTGTATGGAGTATAGGGATATTTTAATAAATGTTATTATGATAGTAATCATTCATAATAACAGATTGAACATTTTTTAAACATTCTACAGCTGCAAAAGCTTTTACCAGTTTAAGAGGTAATTTTTTAGGAAAATCAAATTTAATTGTAAATTCTCTTCCTTGCCTACTATGAAAAACAAAAGTAGATTCGCCATCATTTGCTTTTTTAAAACCTAATTCCATTTTAGGTATAATACAAGATTTTACTTCAAAATGATTTTTTAAAAGTGTATCATAATGGCCTGCATAAAAGTTAACAATACCTTTATGACTTGTTATAACATTTTTTTTATTTTTTTCTATTTTGTTCATTAAACATTTTGTTTATATAGAAATTATAACCTAAATGATAATCTTCATCTATTATTAATTTCTTTTTACTTTTATTTCTTTTACAATCCTCAAATCCTAAATTAAATTGAGTAAGTTTACTACTTATTATTAATCCTTGATATATTAAGACAAAAATAATAATTATAAAAAACATTACTAAAAATTGTAAATTCTCGTAATTTTTAACAATAAAACTTATTGTTAATATAAATGTTAATATTGATAACAATACTAAAAATATTTTTGATCTTAATTTAAAACGGTAATACATTTTCTACTTCTTTTAAACATTTTACTGCACACATTCCTTTAAAAACGTCCATTCTTAGAGTATTTATCTCTTCCAATTGAATATTAATTTCTCTATTATTTGTACAAAAATAAAAACCTCTTATAGGTTTCTGGTTTTTAACTGATTTTTCTACATAATCATCATGATCAATTATAAAATCATCTATCCCATTATTTTCAAACAAATCATTTACTTCTTTTAAATATTCACCTTCTTTTCCTTCTATTTTACTATACATAGCGAACACACATGGAATCGAACCATAATCTTTTTTAAAAAATGCTTTTACCATTAAGCTATGTGTGTTCTTGAGAATTAGGTTCTCACGGCTTTGATCCTACCTTAAAAAGGTGCTCCAAATCTTGAGTAATACTCAAAATTAATAATCTTTACTATTTTAATCTTTTTTTTCATATTCTAGTAGTAATTCAATTGATCTCATAGTATATGTATCAAACAAAATTTCAGGATGCCATTGTACAGACACTATAGGATAACCTATATATTCCATTGCTTCTATTCTACCAGAATCAATTTTACCTAGAGCTGCTGTTACAACTGCTTTTTCAGTGTCACAAACTTTAACACATTGATGATGTCTAGAATTAACATCCATAATGTGATTAACTCTTTCATCTTTTATTAATATGTATTCTCCTTTTTTAGCACCAGAAGCATGAGTATTAAAGAAATTCTTTAATTCCACTTTTTCTATAACTGCTCCAAATACATATTCAGACAAAGGTTCTATCTTATCTTGAATAAGCTTCATACCAAAATGAGCAGCTAATTCTTGATGACCTCTACAAATGCCAAATATAGGCGTTTTACTCTCAACATATAATGGTAATACATTTCTAGTAAAAAAGTCTCTCTGTGGATCTAAACGACCTACTAATGAAGATAATTCTTCATCATAAAGTGCAGGATCTACGTCAGCTCCACCAGGTAATATTAAAATGTCTAAGTCTTTAATAAAATCATTAGTATGATGTATTAATACTAAATTTAATGTTTTTTCGGCTCTTCTTGCTATTTCTTCACAAAATCTTACATAAGCAATTCCCATGCCTACATGACTTCTTACAGTCATATTTGTTACTAATCCAATTTTTAATTTGTTCATTTCTTGTTAATTTTTATTAGGTCTCTTTTGGATACTACTCCATTTTTTATTAAATTCTTTGTAATTTTATTCAATCTGAATAAATAAAACAATTTTAATTTTAATCTCATTGATATTTTAAAAGTATACTACTGCATATTTCTACACAGTAGTATTTACTTAATTACCTTGTTGTAGGGTATTTCTTTTTAAAAGGCTTTTTTGGTTCAAACTTATCTACTATTTGTTTAGTAAATTTGTTACCACAATGATTTGTTAAATAGTCTATTTTTCCAAGACTACTATTACCTAGATCATTTTTTCTACCTCTAGCACTATTAGATAGTACTCTTACAATTTGATTGCCATCTTTTGCAGATACAATTCTTACATCATTTTTAGTTGATAGTGATCTAATCACTTCATCTGGAGATGAATATCTCTTTTTACGTGTTACTTTGTTCATTGTTTTTTCTTGTTTTAATACCTTAAATTTGATTTATTTTTTTTAATTCTATCAGTTATAATATTGAACCATACTATGCAATTTACAAATTGAAAGAATGCCCATATAAACAAAAATGTTGCTCTTTCTTCTAAATTTATATTAGGTAAATCCATAAATATTTGAAAAAAATGTTCTGATTCCCATACAATATATATTTTAATTAAATAAAATATACTATAACATATTATAGAAGTTATTAACATATTTAGACTTATTCTTTGATATTTAGCTAAAATCATCTTCTTTATGTGTGTTAATTATTCTTATTACTGTAATTACAAATAATATAAATCCAGAAATACTATATACAAATCCTCTATAGTTCCAGTGATAATGGTGACCTTCTGATCCTCCAAAACCACCTTTTCCACATCTTTCACTTAAATCTAATAAATGTAAAGTATTAAAATTGTTATACCAAAATTCAGTGTCAGTAAAAAGTGACATTAACATCATACTTACAGATAATAATATTACTTGTAATATTAATTTATTATATCCTTTTAATTTCATAATTATTTCTTATAATGTTTAATTATTATGTAAAAAATGACTAACAACATTAAAGGCCACGCTATTAACGTGGAAAATAACATTTTATCAATGTCTTTACCATCATCTTTATTCCAAAATTCAATTCCATGCTTTTCAGTTAATGAAACTAATTTGAAATTAATCAATACTCCTATTAAAAAGTATATTATTAAATATAATATCATATTAAAATCTTGTTACAGTTCCTGGATTCATTTTTCTTTGTGAACTATTAAATCCATCTAAATTACCACTACAAATCAGTTCTACTCTATTAGTAGTTTTAACATTTGTAGGTTGTTTTACTTTAATTCTTGGTCTTTTATTTTTCATAATTACTTAAATTTTTTTTTTAAATCTGTTAGTATTTCTCTTGCTCCTATTAAATAAGATGTAGTGTCTAGGTAAGTAGGACAATTAGTATGTTTTAATTCTGTTTTTATATTTGATATTCTTTCATCAAATATAGCGTTAATTTCTTCTACAGTATAAGTTTTAACTGTTACTTTTGCTATAGGAGCTGGTGGTGGTTTTGATGTTTTACTTAATGGAGGTTTAGGTTTTATATGTATTTTTCTATAATTCATAATTTATAAATTTTCTTTAATCCAATTGTTTATATTAGTAATTAAAAACTTTTTTTTAGTTCCATTTGTATTTGGATTTCCATTTCCAACAACATATTGAACACTTTTTGTTTTTAGTCTAAAATCATTAAATCCTTTTTTAAGAAAGATTTCAACTTCACTTTTACTATACATTTTTTCTTTAATCAAGTGTATTATTACTTCATTGTTAGGTGTTAATTTTAATCTCCAATCAGGTTTATCTAATCCTGTAGGGTTATCATCATCGTAGTCACACCAATCAAGATATTCTAAGTTAACCTCATTAATACCGCCTTGTCTAGAATATTCTTCTACAAATGATTGTGGTATTTGGTTTACTCCAATAAGCTTCTTATCTGTTGTTGCTACAATTTTTCTACTACCATCAGAGTTTTTGGGTGTATTTGTGTCGCGAAGGTGAGCCTTAAATTTTTGTATAGAGTTTGTCACACTCCAATAGTACCAATCCTCATCTTTAATCTCTTCATCTGATGTGAAATAGAGATGACAAGCTTTACTGTCTCCATAAGGATATAACAATAAACTAGGACCGTATCTATGAATAGCTCCGCTCTTTGCAGGTAACATTATTACCTGTACTGTTTCTAATTGCATTTTGATTTTGTTTTAAGGTTTATTGAAAATTCCTACTACTACTCTATAAAGTAGCACAATAGGTGCAAAAATTATATGAGATGCAGAGTGTTCATTCCAATCATGTTGGTCACTTACACGACAACCATACGCTATCCATATTATTCCTGTTAATGTAATTTCTAATATTGTCATAATTTTTAATTTTTTTAAAAGCAGGATTATACTCTCCTGCTAGGAGTTTTACTGTATTCTCAGTGATGTATTAGCACCATCTATATTTCTATAAATGGTCACAAGATAATTAGTACATGACTCGGATTACTTAATTCATCCTCCATTCTGTCTATCTCTTGTTGTAAACTCCTAAGTGTATTCTAACTACTTCTCAATGTTTTATTATAGTGTTAAATCTATTCAAACATACTATTGTTTCATCTAAGTAACGTCATTTAACAGATTAGTTACTATATCTCTATCCAACATATTACCATACAGTTGGTACACTTGATAAATTTGTATGTAATAACACTAAGCTTAGACTGTAGTTTCTATTAAACCTGCTTACCTCCAGGTGCTTGTGTTATTACAATTTATATTCTATCTTTATTTAGTGACATTGACCACGGTTTTATCCATTTTCAGGACCGAGGTTAATCACAACGTCATAGGTTTAACGTATTTCTTTACCAATTTGGTTCATCATACATACACAAATTATAACCTATTTGTGCAGTTATAAAAACTTCTTCTCTAAAAAACCAATGTTCTTTATTACCTGAACAATCATTTTCTAATTCTATCCAATACAAACCATTTTTAGTTCCATAATCAGATATTGTTCCACAATTACACTCTGGTGTTGGTGTAATATTTTCTTTGTTACATCCTAAAAATGTAAGAAATGTTAGTATTAATAGTAATTTTTTCATTTGTATTTAATTTTTTAAAAAACTATTCACTTCAGGATCTTCACCTGCCTTTTAAGATTCTACGTGATATTAATTTATCGTAGTTCTTTTAATATATACTTGTACTTCTCAGTTAAGAGTCAGTACGAGCTTTCTTACTTTGTGAATAGTTTGTGTTATTAATAGTTTCGGGTCTTTCAAGGTTTCTGTTAATTCCGTAGAACCTAATGTGAGCTAAACCCTTAGCTTGTCCACATTTTTACAGCTTCACTACTATTAATATAAAGATAACAACGTTCCAAATTTCCGCAAAGGATGTGTTTCAATTATCTATTTCTTGTTTGTTGTAAAATGATTAGCTCCACCTGTGTTAGGAGTATAAATTGTTGTGTTTAACCATTTTTTAAGAGGTTTACTCATTTTACTTTTTAATACAATTATTCTATCAATTGATTTAATTGCTAAAATAAAAAATAAACCCCCCCAAGAACTTATACTTATCAAAAAAAATCCAAGTAAAATTTCTACTGTAAGTTTATCTTTTTCAATTAAAATTTCACTTATAGATGCATATAAAAACATAATAAGATACCCTATAAAATATATAATAAGAAAATTCATATTCTTTTTAATTCAATAAAAGTTTTATAAAGTAAAAAAGAGAATACAAAAACTTCAAATAAAGCTATATAACTTTGTAATGTTCCCCACCATATTATTGTAGCATAACCTAATAATATTAAAATTAATGTTAAGCCTAATAATGTAAATAATAATAATTTTTTCATATTGATTTCTGTTAATAAGTTAAATAAATAAAAGATAAAATAAGCAAAGCTATAGATACCCAAAATATCATACTACACGTAAACCAATTATTGGTCATCACTAACTCATTTTCAAATAAATCATATGCAGTAAACATTACTACTATAATTAAAACGGCTGATAATCCTATTATTAAATAAGGATCTAAATCTAAATAATTCATAATATTTCTTTTTTCTTGTTTTTTGATTAATAAAAATAAAATAAAACACACTGAAAGAACCCTCTACCTTGTAGATTATACTTTATTGAATTTATCATTATAGATAAAACGTGGTACTACTGCAGTAATACAGTGTGTTTTTGGTTAAAATAAAAAATGCAGTGGACTTGAACCACTATTAATAGGGATCTTTAAAAGAATATCCGTATTAACCTCGCCCATGAAAGAGACATTTTATTATTTCACTGTTTTCTATTCCTTCTACATCAGCACACTTTTCCCTTTTTTGGTTGTGTGCCATCTATCTTACGGATGGTTTTATGTAGATCTAGCTTCTATTTGTTTAAGGATATTCAGCTATTCCCTTCTTTTAACGTCTTTTGTCTGACTATGATTTTTGATTTACATACACAAAATTTGTTCATATAAGTCAACATTAAAATCAGAATTCATTTCCTTTATTGTACCATTATCAAAATCTTTAGCTTCTATTGGAGTATAATGTTCAGTTTTTTCAACTATTGCTTTTATGATTTGACCTTTAGGTAATTGACCTAAACTTTCATACAATTGTATAATACTGACAATACTATCTCCAGATTCATCGTGATTACTGATTAATGTTTTACCATCTGATGATGTAATTAATACTGCAAATGTTTTCATATTATTTTTTGTTTTTTCTTCGTTATTCATAATGTTAAATTGTTAAAATGTTAAATTATTATTGTGGAGGTGCTGGGAGTCGAACCCAGGTCCAAAATGTTAATCATAAATAAATTGTTACAAGTTTTGTTTTTGTTTGTATTCTTTAAACTAGAATATTAGGCTGTACTACTTAGTACAAGCTCCACCTTTAGCTTTACAGTTTTATCTCTGTTTTTGGTAATTTAGTTACCAGCTTAAATCAGCCATACTATGCTGCTATTTCTAGCTTAACAGTAGGGAACATCTGTAATACTCCTTGAGCATCAACAGTTGTATTTGATATTTGTTTGTCGTTTATGACTTGAAACATATTATTTAATGCATTGATAGTTTCATTTTTGCATACTTGTTCGTCTAATCATAGCCATTCTGTCAAAAGCCAGAACACCCCCATATTGTTAAAGAGTTTAAAAAAATAAACAACTGAAGTGCAGTTCAAATGTTTTTACCCAATTATATTCAGTAATACAAATTGGTTACAGTTGTTTATTAGTATTGTTAAAGAGCTTCGTGTCCATCAGGATCATTACCTTCTGGATCAGGTACTAAATTACCAAATTCATCCCATTCATTAGGGTCTATTTTTTTGTTTAATTTATTCATTGTTTTTGTTATGTAAGTTTAAATCCCAATCAAAATCTTTTTCTTGAAAACTTTCTATATCTTCTTTTACATTTTTAGCATAATCATCAACAGTAATGAATTCATCTTCACTAGTCTGTATAATCTGCCCATCTTCTTTAAGATCATTAAATTGCTTTATAATGTCTTTTAACTGTAAGTTTGTTAATCTTTTCATTTGATTGTTATTGTTAGATTGTTAGATTAATGAGATGCTATTTGTTCTGTCCAAATAACAGTAGCTTTAAATATTACTCCACAATCATTGCAAATTTTAGTTTTACCACTTGATGTAAAGTCTGATGTTGACAAATGTTGACATTTTACACTATTTTTATTTTTATCTACTAATGATTTAGATTTGTTTGCTAATATTGCAAAATTATCTTCTTCAGTGTTAGTAATAGTATTGTCTTCTAGTAAATTTTTGTTTTGATTCATTTTAGTTTCTTGTTAGATTGTTAAAATTGTTAAAAAGCTATATAATAGTATGTGTGATAACTTAGAGAAATAGTGTTAGAATAGGCTTAGAGTGGTGGATGTTAACTCCTACCACTCTCTAAACTCTTACTATGACTCATTTTGTGGCATAAAACCATCATTCCACTTACCTTTGTACATATACTTAAAGCCTGTGGAATTAGTTACTACCATTACGTCCCAACCTTGCACATCTTTAACTATTAATTCTATTGAAACTATATTTTCAAAGCTTGTACGAGGTTTAGAAAATATCATAGTGTTTAAACCTATATAATATTCTAATTGAATAGGAATTTGTGACTTTATGCCATCTATTTTGTTAATTATTTCCATTTTATTTCTTTTAAATTGTTAATCTACCTGAGTTATTATCAGTATTAATATTATAAACCAAATTATCATCATCATATCTTTATTTCTTTAGCTACTTATTAAGGAATCGAACCTTATCTAACCATTTAAGTATTTTTAATCTAATTCTTATTGCAATTTAAAGAGAAAAAGGGGCGTTAGCCCCCTTATCTTTAGCCTTCATTGCCTGCAATAGCAGCATCAGCCATTAGCATTGCTTTAATGCTTTCTTGTTGCTTCTCATAACCACCAGCAGCTAGGACAGCTTTTCTGTCTTCACGCTCTTGCTCATTAACAGCAAGGTGAATAACTCTATCATTGGCAGTTAGCCAGTTGACACGATGAAGCTTCTCATCATAGTCAATAGAATCACCTACCTCTAGTTTGTCATCAAATGTTGTGATCCATCCAACTGCTTTATCTTTCAGTTGAATTGTCTTGTCACCTCTCTTTACCACTCCTCCTACTTGAGCAACCTGTGCTGAGTGTAGAACAACTCCGTTTGTTTTAGCTGGATCAGCAGTACTGACCTCTTTAACTATATATGTATGCATTCTGTTTCTATGATATTACCCATTAGGGGGCTTTACCGTCAGATTTAAGATGGGGGGTTGTTGTTTTGGCTCCTCTAACCACCTGAACTCTTTCTAAATTTTTTTTTATAATTTTTTTTCTGAGTACTAAATTAGCATTTACGCTATATATGTACTACCTTTGTAGTAAATGAAAAATAAATTAGAATGGTGGGAAAAAATAAAGGTTAAAACTAATATTATAAAAACTAATATGGAGATGTTAGATGAAATACTTAAAGACACACCAGATGAAGAAGTACTAAAAAACTTAAAGTGGAAAAAATAATATGAAAAAAATACAAACAGAAATAAGCCTAGAAGAAATGGAAAGGTATAAAAGAAATCCTGAAAGATTTAAAGGAGAAGAAATAGAAGTATTAACTACTTGTTTAGAATTTAATGTAATGGTTCCAATAGGAATGAATTGCAATAATCCTAAATGTGTTAATTGTAGGAACTTTGAAGAAGTAAATTATGCTAATAAATAATGTAAATGCAGAGTATGTAAATACTCCTGAAAGATTTAAATCTCAAAGAAAAGTTAATGATAAAATTGAAAAATTTTTATTAGAACAAGCACTTGAAATTGAAAAAAAAATAAAAGTAAAAAGTAATGATAAGTAAAAAAGAATTTTTTGAGATATACCAAGAGTTTCCATTAAATGTTATACTAGATGATATGAGTGAAGATGAAATAGAAGCTTTATATAACAAAGTAAAAGATGAGTTTGAATAATGGCAAATAAAAACAGAGACAAAGGGCATAGGTATGAAAGAATGTGGGCTAATGTGTTTAAAGACTTAGGTTGGGATAAATGTATTACTGCAAGGCAAGGTAGTAGGATAGCTGATGATTCAGGTATAGACCTTATAAACATACCTTATAATATGCAATTAAAATGTGGGTATCCTAGAGGCATTAACTATAAAGATATATTTGATAAGATAGATGCTTGCAAAGAAAAGAACTTTACAGAAGATGATAGTATACAAAAATACCCTACTGTAATAGCACATAAGAAGACTTCTAAAACTAATGAACACTTTGTTGTAATGAAGGCAGATGATTGGATAAAGCTAATACAGAGAGTAGAAGACATTAAAGAAAAAGATATTACATCTAATGTAAAGATATTAAATGATTTAGAGAATATAATGAAAAAATATACATAAAACTTTAAAATAAATTAGGATATTAATAAAAATAGTTGTATATTTGTAGTGTATCATTCAGTTATGAATACCACCTCTAGGTAACCAATAAGAGGTTAGAAGTTGGATTGTAGATTCAAATAGAATCAGAGTTTTCTCCAATAGATACACAAGGGTTAAAACGAGTTAGTAGTGTTGGATAGATTAGACACCATAAAGGTCTGGGGAGTTCACCCCATATTGTTATCCAGAGGCTCAATCACTGCTACTAACGAAGTTTAAACTTGAAATAGCAACTAAGGTAAAACTTACAAGGGGAAAAGCTATGCTTATTTCACAGTAAGTATAAAAGACAAAGAAATTATGTATACACTCTTATTTATAAACTTATTGTTATTGGTTCTATTAGAAGTTACTTTAGAAGTAATATATGGTGACAAACATGATCTAATATCAAATTTAAGGTTAACTGGTACTGTTATGATTGCTAGTATAATGGGACTATTAATAAATAGTTATTTAGGAGTTCCTATATACTTTTTTTTAAGAGTAGCTATATTTGATTTAGCTTTCTCAAAGATAAAAATGAAAGAATGGTTTTATTTAGGTAGTAATAAAACTGATTTAGAATTTAAAAAACTACCCGTAGCTGCTAATCTATTTGTTAGAATAACTTCTTTAATAATAGCAGTTACATTAACTTATATAACATACACATATGAATTTATTTAAAAATTACTCAGTACTTAGACCATTAAAAAGCTTATTTGCTATAACAGGTGCTATTATATCTTTTACTCTTATTAATGGATCAGGACTTAAAGTAGCATTATGTACAATAGTACTTACACTTTTAGGTTGGACTGCTGCACACTTCTATTACAGGAAAACAGGATACAGTTCTTAAAGAATCGCTTAGGACCATAATTAGGAGAGTTTACACTCTCCTTTTTTTATGCCTAATTTTATCTACACAAAAAAAATTATAAATACTACTTGGTTGTTATGATAATTTGTCGTACCTTTGTATTACAATGAAGATAGAGATAAAAAAAGAAATTTTTGATTACATAGAAAGTGTTTCAAATTTAAATACAGTAGCGGATCACACTTATATTGAATACCCTTTTGGTTTTATTAAACACTATGGTGGTGCTATAAGTATGTATAAACTTGATGGTAGTCCTATTGAAGGGGAGGAAGATGATATAAAAGTAATTTTAATATGATAGCTAGAAGAAGTAAAGAACTAAATTTAAAGCAATTTTACAAAGAATTTTTAAGACACACCTCAAATAGTTTCCCAGCTCATAGAAGAATCACAGATATGGAGTTAGAGATCTTAACAGAGTTTTGGATACTAGAGGGTGACTTAATAAGAAAGGATAGATTTTCTACTACAGCTAAAAGAGCAGTAAGAGAAGAATTTGGTTTTAAAAATTATTCTAACCTAGAAAATTATATTACTAAATTAATAGAAAAAGGTTATTTAATAAAAGTTAATAAAAAGATTTCTATTAAACCTGCTATTAACTTAGCTAAAGATAAATTAAGAGATCATAAAAAAATTACACTAGTATATGAGTTCAATATTGTATAATGGATCTAAAAGTATTAGCAGAAGAAAATAATGTATCAGAGTTCTTACTTAAAAATGTTTACAACCACTTCTTCAAATATATTAAAGAAGAAATGTCAAACAATGAAGGTAACACAATACATATACAAGAGCTTGGTAAAATAAAAGTTAATCCACGGATAATAAAACATATTATATCAGCACATATTAAAACAGCTAAAAGTTTAAAGAACAAAGGTAAAGATAATATTAAGATTAAAGAAAAAATTAAAATTCTTTGGAAAATTAGAAATAACACATGGAACACTATAAAACATTAAACACATTAGTAGATGTCTGGAAAAAAGACAAAGAAGGGAATGAATATTGTGCTCATGAGAGTGTAACACTAAAAAAGAATTTTGATATAAGGTTTGTTTTCCCTGAAGAGGTACTAAAACAAGGGGGAAAACCTTATAAAACTAAATGCTTAATATATGATGACATTAGAAAAGAAAGTAGCTTAATAAAAATGAGTTTTAAAAAGCTAATAGAATTAAAAGAAAGTTTAACAATAGTAGTACCAATGGGATATAAAAGATAATGAAAAAAGTAAGAGTATTTGTAGAGGGCGTAACAGAAACGTTAGTCAGCACTCTACTAAATGGAATGACTGTAGAAACAGTGCAAGAGAGAGAACTAATAGATAGTTATTTAGTAGAATCAAATAATTTATTAAGAGAATTTAATATAATTTATTCTACAAGGTTTAAGGAAGAATTAAGTGTTAATTTACCAGTATATCATAAGGGTTTACCTTTTGAAGAAGTACTAGATGAGTTTATTCAGAAGTTAGATGAGTTTTACCCTTATGTAGAATCACTACCTGAATTAGCATCTATTGTAACTAATATGCTAAAATTAACTGCTTTAACTAAGTACAAATACGACAGATTATAATGAAAGGTATAACATTAACCAATATAAAAGATTTTGTTAGTGGTAATATTAGAATGTTTGGTGATAGATTTAATTTATTAGAAGAACATGTCAAAGAGCAGATTATATATAGAGACAAAATTTGTGCCAGTACTTGTGGTGTTGCAGGAAAGTGTGTTCAATGTGGATGCAGTTACCCTGGTAAGCTATATGTATATAAGAGCTGCAATGAAGGTAAGAGGTTTCCAGACATTATGGAGACAAAAGAATGGTTTAAGTTTAAAGAAGACAATAACATAATAATTGAAGATTAATATGAAAAACAAAACAACAAATGAGGATATGGCTACAGCCATGGTTAAAAAGACAGAAGAAGTTTATGTAATGGATGAGTACAAAGATAAAATTGGAAAAACCATTAAAGATTTACTAATAATTAAAAGATATGATATGCCAGATGAAGATGACAATGGATTGTTAGCTCCTGAATCAGGACTAATCACAGATTCAGAAGGTGTAGATAGAGAGGACAGCTACAAACCTATGTATCAAAACAAAGGTATAGTAATAGCAAAAGGACCACAATGTGTAGAAGTAGAAGTAGGGGATATTGTTCATTGGAGCTTAGATAATTATCCAAGAAGTACAATTTATTTTGATAAGACAGATTCTAGTGCATGGACTGATAACAATAAAAAGTTTTCTCCCTATGTACTAACTTATGAGTCTTACGGAGTAGACTATGTAGAACCAGCAGAATAATTATGGTTATATTTGGAAAAGAATTACAAGATTCACTAAAAGACGGCGTTAACATTATATGTGACGCCGTAAAAGTGACGTTAGGACCTAAAGGTAGGAATGTAATTATATATAAAGAAGATGTTAATGGTAATCCTAAAGCTATTATAACAAAAGATGGTGTATCAGTAGCTAAAGAGATATGGTCTGAAGATGCAATAGAAAATATTGCTATTAGAGTTATACAAGAAGTAGCTACTAAATCAAATGACTTAGTAGGTGATGGAACAACTACAGCTACAGTAATAGCTCAATCTATTTACAATCTAGGTGCAGAAAGAATTGCTAATGGAGCAGATCCTTTAACAATTAAAAAAGAAATGGAGGATGATCTAGTTGTTATTATAGAATCCTTAAAAGAACAAACTTTAAAAGTAAACTCTAAGAATTTAATAGATATTTCTACTATTTCTTGTAATGGTGATGAAAAACTAGGAGAATTAATAGCAGGAGTATTTAATACTGTAGGAAAAAATGGTGTAGTAACTGTTGAAGAAGCTACTGGTATAGAAACAGAAGTAGAATTTGTAAAAGGTATGGAAATAGACAGAGGTTATGAGTCTATACACTTTTTAACTCCTGGAGCTGATTCAAAAGTAGTTGAATATGAAAATCCTTTAGTATATTGTACTAATTTACCTATGAAATCCTCTGCAGATGTATTACCTTTAATGCAACAAGCTATGGAAGCTAATAAACCTTTACTTATAGTTAACGCTAAAGTAACTGGTGAAGCTTTATCTTGGTTAGCACATAACAATGTTAATGGTAGGATTAAATGTTGTGTTATAACTCCAGAAGGATATGCACAAGGTAGATTAGAAAGCTTAAAAGATATATGTGCTATTACAGGTGGAAGTGTTGTTACAGATACTTTAAAACCAACCGAACCTTTTGGTACTATTGAAAAAGTAATTATATCTCAAAGAAAAACTACTTTTATAGGTAAAGAAAATAAAGCAGAAGACAGAATTCAAGGTCTATTAAACATAAAAGATGAATTGCCTACTGAGTACGAACAAAGTAGAGTGGATGAAAGAATTGCTAAATTAAAAGGCAAAGTAGCTATTATAAAAGTAGGTGCTACCACAGAAATTGAATTAAAAGAAAAGAAAGACAGAGTAGATGATGCAGTCGCAGCAACTAGAGCAGCCTTAGAACAAGGTGTACTTCCAGGTGGAGGTGTTGCTTTATTAATAGCTGGACAACACTGTAAATTATTGTCTGTAGCAGCTAGTATACCTTTTAAACAAATATGCATTAATGCAAGTGTTCAAGAAAAAGATATATTAGTAATTGAAGAAGCAATACTAAATCATGATACTGATTCTATTTTTAATGCAAAGACTATGGAGATGGAGAAAAGGAGCAAAACTAAAATATTAGATCCTGCTAAAGTAACAATAATTGCAGTTGAAAATGCAGTTTCAGTTGTGGCTACTTTGCTTACAACTAAAGTAATGGTAAAAACTAAATATGTATAAATTAAGTAAAAGATCTTTTGGCAATTTAAAAACTTGTCATGAAGATTTACAAAAAATATTTGCGTTAGCAATCCAGTTAACTCCTGTTGATTTTATTATCACAGAGGGGCACAGAAGCATTGCAAGGCAAAATGAGTTGTTTAAAAAAGGTGCATCTAAAATAGATGGATATAAAAAACTAGGTAAGCATAATCTTTCGCCTTCTATGGCTGTGGACATATGTGCCTATGTGAAGGGAAATAAAAAATTGGCTTTTGACCCTGCACATTTAGCTGCTTTAGGAGGTTCTATTTTAGCATCAGCTACAATATTATTGTCAGAAGGAGAAATAACACACCAAGTAAGGTGGGGAGCCAATTGGGATATGGACGGAGAGATATTAACAGATCAAAGATTTGATGATATGCCTCATTTTGAATTAAGAAAAGTATAATGGGACCAATATTAACAGCAGCACTAAACCTTGTAAAAGGTAAAGGAGATGGGTCTTTAATTGAAAAAATTGGAGATGCCGTAGATAAAAATTTTACTTCTAAAAGAGAAATTGAAGAGAAGTACATGGAGATATTATTAGAAGAGAAAAAGCTTGAACAAGAATTAATGCTAGGTCAGATAAGTATTAATAAAGTTGAAGCATCGCACCCTTCTATATTTGTAGCAGGTTGGAGGCCAGCAATAGGCTGGGTATGTGCATCCGTTTTTGCAATTAACTTTATATTTATACCTGTCTATTGTACTTTAGTAGAAACTCTAAGTCTAAATGCAGTATGTCCAGAAACTTTGGATATGAGCCAAATGATGCCAGTAGTATTAGGTATGTTAGGTATAGGAGGTATGAGAACTTATGAAAAATATAAAAAAGTAGATACACGAAATACTAAATAAATGAATATTTTTGATCTAATAAATAATGAACCAATTATAACAATTGAAGGTTTACATATTCCTGAATTTACAGTTCTATGGAAATTAGACAAAAAAGCAGATAAATTAAAAGCTTCTGGTGCCATTAAATACGTGTATCATATGGCATCACCAGCTTCTATTTATGCAAAGTCTTCACCAGAAGATAGACCTCTTTTAGTTAGAGAAGATTGTATAGTTAATGATTGGTTTCCTGAAAAAGAAATCCAATTAGCTATTGACAAAGTAAAAATTTTAGAAGAAACTGAAGCAATGAGATTTTTAGCTTCTGCTGAATATGCTCTTAAAAAATTAGAAGAGTTTAATTATTCTGTAGATTTTAAAGCTTTAGACGATAAAGGTAAACCTATTTATAACGTAAGAGATGTTGTAAATACTATTAAAGAAGCAGGTAAATTATTTGAATCATTAGATTCTTTAAAAGATCTTGTTACTAAACAAAAAGCTACTACAGCTAAAAGAAAAGGTAATGTAAAACCTTCAACTATACTACATGACTAAATACGATCCAAAAATAGCAGAGGTTATAACAGATATTAAATCAACTATACCTGAAGAGGTAAAAGATTTAGTGTCTGATTTATCTTTTAGAAATCCAGTTTCTAATTTAAATAGAGATTATCTTTTGTTTAAAGATAGTAGTGTGTTTACACCTGCTGCTAATGAATTTGATTTAAATGAAAGTAAAGGTAACACTTGTTACACTACGGCTATACCTGGAAGCTCTCAATATTATAAATATTGGCAAGAGCAAAAAGATAGATGTTTAAATGGTTTTACAATTGGAGGAGTTTATATTACAGGAGAACATTACTTTTATTTAAACTTTTGTAGAATAGAAAAAACAGTTACAAAACCAGATGGAAGGGAAACTAAGGAATTAGGATTCCCTAATTTTGTTTCTATGGACTATTACTATTTCTTAGAATTAGAACTTTGTGAAAACCCTGTAAAATTTGGAAAATCTAGTAAAGATAAAAAAGGAATTATACTAGCAAAAGCTAGACGTAAAGGATTCTCATTTAAAAATGCTGCAGGTGCTGTATGGATATACACATTCTTCTCTAAATCTAGAGTTGTAATTGCAGCTGAAATTGAAGACAAAGCTATTAACACATTTAACATGGCTAAGAATATGTGTAACTTCTTAAATGAATACACAGAATTTAGACACTCTAAACTAAAAGATACTCAAACATTTATTAGGTCTGGTTGGATGGAAAAAATTAATGGACAAGATGTTGAAAAGGGATTCTTATCTGAAATAAAAATTCTTACTCTTAAAGATAATCCAGATAAATCCGCAGGTCTATCTTGTACTAGATTTATATTTGAGGAGGGTGGTCTTATTAACATGCTAAAAAAAGCTTACAGATTTGCTGAACCTACTTTAAGAGATGGTGAAACGTGGATTGGTATACCTATTATATTTGGTACAGGTGGTGACATGGAGGGATCTACACAAGATTTTGCAGAGATGCATAACTCACCTTCAGATTATGGTTTAGCAGAGTATGATAACATATACGAAGAAAATGAAACACAAAGTAAGTCAGGTTTATTTGTAGATGAAATGTGGTTTAGACCAGGTGCATCTTATGTAGATGAAAATGGTAAATTACATGTTTCAATGGATAAAAATGGAAACTCTTTTAGATGGGTAGCTGAATTGTCTTTGGATAAAGAACGTAAAGTAGCTTCTAAGGGATCTAAAGAAGATTATGATGTATCCATTACTCAAAAGTGTAAAACTCCAACAGAAGCTTTCCTAAAGCCTGAAGGAAACGTATTTCCAGTTGCTTTACTTAAAAGAGTTAAGAGCAGGTTAAAAATGAACAACAGATATAAAAATATAGGAGTTCCTGGAAAGTTAGAAAGAACTAGAGATCCACAGAGACCTATTAAATTTATACCTGACAGATCGTTAGAACCTATATATTCTTATCCTCACAAAAAATCAAACAATGCTGAAAGTGCTGTAATGATTTATCAAAGTCCGCCAGAAACTGATTATCCTTCTGAAATGTATAAGATAGGGTATGACCCTGTTAAGTTTGATGTAGATAATAAATCTGCATATAAATCTTTAGCATCATTAATAGTGTATAAAGGTTATCAAAAATTTGATCACGGTTATGATGAAATAGTAGCAGAATATACAGGTAGATATGAATCTACAGATGATATAAATGAGGTTGCTATGATGTTATCTATGTATTATGGTAATGCTAAAATAATGCATGAGAATGAAATAGGTAAAGATGTTATGGCTTATTTTCATAGAAAAGGTAAAGTACATTTATTAGAACATCAACCTGATTCAGCAATGGGTAAGGTTATAAAGAATTCTAAAGTATCTCGTGTGTATGGTGCTCCTATGAATGACAAGATGAAAGGTGCTTGTGAAAAATGGTGTTACAATTGGTTAATGATAGAAAGAGGTATAAGTGAGGAAGGGGAAACTATATTTAATTTAGACCTTATACCTTCACTTGGACTAATAGAAGAACTTATGGCATACAGCAGATCTGGTAACTTTGATAGAGTGATGGCTTTATTCCAGTTAATGCTAGTGATTGAAGAATATAAAGAAGAAGAGTTTAAAGAAAAAAATGTAAATACGATTGCTAGCCAATTACTTAATAGATTAGAAAATAAATAAAATGGAAAATAAAAAAGTTGTTTATAAAAACAGAGTGTCAAAATCTCAAAAAACAAAAGAATGGCATATTGCCAAAGCTAGAGAAATTAGTACAGATAGTAACTATTCCTCAAACTACAAAAAGAACAAAATAAATTATGATGCTGTAAATGGTATACTTAATCAAGAAAATTTTGAACACATTACAAAACCTCATGGATTTTCAAGTGGAGACTTAGCAGATGAAATGCATAATTTTCCTATACTTACTTCTCATTTTAAATATTTAGAAGGAGAGATGTTAAAACGTCCAGATAACACTAGAATATTTACTACAAATCCTGAAGCAGTTCAAGAAAATAATAAAAAGAAAGGTGAGTTAACTTCTATGTATGTAGTTAATGAAATTAAAAAAGCTAGAATGGAAGAAGCTCTTAAAAGTAATCCAGATTTGCAAGAAAAAGAAATTGCTAAAATGGAACAAGAGGTTATGTCCCCAGAAGAAATTGCGGATTATATGAGAGACTACAGAGACTCATATGAAACAATGGCTCAAGAAATTTACAATCATCTTAAAGAAGATCAATTCTTAAAAGAAAAAGATAGAACAGCTTGGAAGCATGGATTAACTTCAGCTTTTGAAATATACTATACTGGTATTGTTAATAAAAAACCAATAGGTAAAGTTGTTAATCCTTTAAGATTTTCTTGTGATATGGATTCAGATTTAATGTTTATTCACGAAGGTGAATGGGCTACTACATATGATTACATGAGTCCATCTAGAGTTGTATCTATGTTTCCTAACTTAACTAAATCTGAAATAGATAGAATTTATGAAGGAAGCAGTAGAGGTGGTGGAGCTAGAACTAGAATAGATGACAAATGGGAAATAGAATCTGATGTAGATCAAAATGACTGGTTCTCTTTAGATACTGATGGTAGTCCAGCTACTACTAGTAATAAATCTAAAGTTATGCATCATGTTTGGAGAGATTGGTACAAAGTAGGCTTTTTAACTTACATGGATGAAGACGAAGGTATTCAAGTTATGCGTGTGCCAGAAGGTTACAGTGTAAATGAAGAAAGAGGAGATTTAAGTATTAAGTGGGAATGGTATCCAGAGATTAGACAAATAACTGAAATTAATGATGATATTTGGACAGATTGGGGAGCAGTAGATAAATTTTATGATAATGAGGATGATCCTTATGATTGCCCATTACCTTACACAGGTGTTATACATAATAATTTAAATTCACAACCAGTAGGTCCAGTAGATTTAATGTTACCTTTTCAATACTTTGCTAATATTGTATTTAGATTAATACAAAGAGATATAGCTTCTGATAAAGGTAAAAAACTACTAGCAAATATTAATCAAATTCCTACATCAATGGGAATAGATCTAGATAAATGGCAACATTACTTAAATGTAGATGACATTATTTGGATAAATCCTAATGAAGAAGGTAATAGAGGTAATAATGACATGACTTCTTGGAGAAGTGTTGATATGACTGCAGCTGCATCTATAGATAAAAAAGTACAATTACTAGAATATATTGATGCTCAATGTGGTAAAGTTATTGGAATGAATGATGCTAGAACAGGTCAACAGGGTAATAGAGAATTAGTTGGAACTACGCAACAACAAATAGTTCAGTCTAACTATACTACAGAACCTTGGTTTGCTACACATGAGTTAGGTAAAAAAGCTTTTGTAACTCAACTTTTAAATGTTGCTAAATTTGCATATCATAAATATGGTACTGAAAATTTAACTTATATACTATCTGATTTATCTAAAAAGATTATTGAATTAGATTTAGAAAAATTACCTTTAGCAAGAATAGGTGCTTATATATCTTCTTCTTCTGAAGACATGAGAATGTATAATGAGTTAAAGCAATTAGCACATGCAGCTTTACAAAATCAATCTGCTACTTTAAGTTCTATTGCTAAAATGATTAGAGGTAATGCAACTCCAGGAGAATTAATAGATACTTTAGAAGGTGGCGAAATGAAAATGCAACAAATGCAAGCTCAAGGTGCTCAAGCAGAAAGAGAAGCTAATGCTGAAAATGAAAAAAATAAATTAGAATTAGAAAACACAAAACTACAAATGGAAAAATATAAAGCAGATTTAGTAGCTGAAACAGCTCGTTATGTTGCAGAAGTTGGTTCATTTAAGTTTGCAGAAACACAAGATAGTGATGGTAATGGAATTCCAGATCAGTTAGAAGTTGATAAATTTTTAGCAGATTCCGAGATAAGAATGAAAGAGTTAGACATGAAGTCTGATGAAATTAATAAAAAATTAGGTATAGAAACAGAAAAAAATAGATTAAAAGAAAAAGAAATAGAAAGTAAAGAAAGAACAGAAAAGTTAAAAGCTAAGACAGCTTTAAAGAATAAAGTAAGTGGAGAGAAATAAGAAAAGGCTATACAGTGGCCAATAAAACTTATAAAACACACTAAATAAATTTGTAAAAGTAAATTAAAATAATTATAATTGTATTAAAATGAGTGAAAAAACAACATTTGAAGATGTTTTCAGTGGAGACGATAGTGAGGATTGGGAATTCTTAGATGACGAGACTTTTGAAGTTGAAGATTCTAAAAAAAAATCATCCAAAAAAGAAGTAACTGATGAGGACGAGGAAGAAGAAGAAGAGGAATTAGAAGAAGAAGAGGAAGAAGAGGATGATAAATCTGATGATGAATCTGACGAATCTGAAGAAGAGGAAGAAGAAGGAGAGGGTAATGAAAATTTGCTTTCTTATATTACTGCAAAATGGGCAGATTCAGGATTAGTAAGCATACCAGAAGGTATGGATATTGAAAATGAAGATGATTTAGATAAAATTATAGAACATACTATACAAGAACAAGTAAGTAATTACAAGAATTCTTTGTCAAGTGATTCTAAAAGTTTTATTGAGTTCATTGAAAAAGGTGGTAGAGCAACTGACTACATACAGATTTCTTCTAAAGAAGATTATGCTAACATAGAATCCTCTGATGAAGAGGGTAAATTGGAAGCAATTAAAGAGCTTTATAAAAGAAAAGGTTTAAGTTCTAACAGAATAAACACATTAGTAACTGCATTAGAAGATAATGAAGAAATTGATGAAGAGTTTGAAGACGCAAAAAAATTCTTTAAAGACGAAAAAGAGTCTGAGTTAAAAGAAATAGAAGATACTGAAACTGCTAGAAGAGCACTTCAGCAATCTGAACAAGCTGACAGAGAAAAAACTATTAAGGATTTAATTAAAAATTCTTCTGAAATAAATGATTTTCCAATTACTACTAAAAAATCAAAAGATGAACTTACTAGTTATATATTTGATAGAAATAACAAATATGTAGATGATAATGGTAATGCTTATATGATTACACAGTATCAATTGGATAAAGTTGAAAGACAAAAAGTTAAAGAAGTAAAATTTGAGGATATAATTTTTGATGCACTATATACTAAAAATAAAGGTAAACTTACCTCTATTAAAAAGAAAGGTGTAACAGAACATTCCAACAAATTTAAAGAACTAAGTAAGCAATACAAACAGCAATCCACGGCGTCAAAGTTAGCCACTGGAGGAGGAAAAAACTCTAAAAAGAGTTCTAAATCTAAATCATCATTTAATGATTGGCTTGCTTTAGATTAATAAATAAATAAATAAATAAAACAAAAAACAATGGCAAATTTAAATTTAAAAGCAAAAGTACGCCACAGACCGTGGCATGCTAACGATACAGAAATGAACCACCTTGCAAAGGCAGGTTTGGTATCACCAGAAAAAGTATCTAGAAAACTTGAGCGTCAGTTCATATCTAGATCAAATATGTATAATCCAATGCAAGCGTATGCTGATGCAAATCCTTCACGTGTGAAGAAAATGACTCAAGACGTTTACGAATGGGAACTAATGGGAGCGTCTGATAGACCTCTTGTATGTGTTCGTGATTTAGAACCAGCTAACCTTAAAAAAGGTCTTGGTAAATCACAATTTGAGATTATGTTGGATGCTAATTGGTATAAAGTAGGTGATGTAATAGCCCCTGCTAACAAAAAGTACTTGCTAAGAGTACAAGCACCCCCAGTTAAAGTTGGTGGAGCTAAAGGTTATAAATACACAGTTATGTTTCAAGAAGATGACAAAACAATGTTTCTTCCAAACTCATACCTAAGAACAGGAGCTAAATTCTCAAAACTATTCTCTACTTATGGAGAAGGTTCTGATAGTGCAGGTTCTGTACATTTTGCAATGCCTTTTTCTCTTAGAACGCAAACTTCTAAGATTAAGAAGGAATACAAGATTACAGGTGATGCTGCGTCTAAAGGAGTGCTAGAAATTGCACTAATGGATGCTAATAACAAAGTACATGAATCTAAATGGATCAATTATGCAGATGCTGAATTTAAGGCACAGTTCGCTCGTGAGAGAGAATTCTTATTTTGGTATGGAAGAGAGTCTAATGGTACTCCTGACACTACTGGTCGTCCAGTAAGAACAGGTGCTGGTATAGAACAACTGATGGAATCAGGTCATCTTCATTATTATAACAAATTAAGCACTAAGCTTATTCAAGAGTATCTTGAAGACATTTTTTATAATAGAGTAGGATTTAATTCACGTCACGTACAGTCTTACACAGGTGAGTACGGATCAGCTTCTCTACATAAAGCATTAGAAAGTGATGCTAGTAAGTTCCTTACAATGGATACTTCTATCATTAATGATGCTGCAGGTTCTGAATTCAATAAGAATGCTAAAGAATTTGGTCGTCAGTTTGTACGTTATAGAGGAATTAATGGTGTTGTTTTTGACATAAACCATAATCCTTGTTATGATGATACTTCTAAACAATGGTTGGTAGACCCAGTAACAGGAAAGCCTGCAGAATCCCAGAAATTTACTTTCTTTGATCTTTCAGACTCAACTGGTGGTGGTAACCTAGAAATACTACAAGGTGAAAAGAAGTCAGGTTATGTATCTGGTCTTACTTCTCCTTATGGTGCTAACCGTGGTGAAATGATGAGTAATTCTGAAGATGCTTATACTATGATTGAGCAAGAGGAAGCAGGTGTTAAAATAACAGATGTTTCTAGATGTGGTCAACTTAGACTAAGTATTAGTAAATAAATAAAAACTTATAGGGAGAGCATAACACTCTCCCTATATTTTAAATTGATATATATATATAAAATGAGAGAAATAAAAGAAGCAACAGTAATAGTAAGACCCGTAATTAGGAAAAAGCCTTGGGTTAATACTAAAGAATTTGATAAAAATAAATTACATAATGCTAGTACAGTATTAGTTCCAGATTATGATTCCTATGGTTTACATACTGGATTAACTGAAGAAAGCGAATCTAAGTTTGAAAAACTATTAGGTTATCCTGAAAAGCATTTAGCTAGTGTAATTACTAATGAATATTGGACTAATTTTACCATTAAATTGAAAGATGAGCCAAATGTGTACCATAAAGCCACTCCAAGAGAGGCTCTTATAATTGAAGTACTAAAAGCACATGGTAAAGTAGCCAATTCAATAGAAGATATTAGTCCTGATACAGACTTTTATATAGAAGATATAGAAGCTGAAGCAGAAGAAAATATTAAAAAAGTTGAACTTAAAGAAGAAGCATTCCTTAAATTTGCTAAACTTTCATCTCAAGGTAAAAAAGACATATTAAAAATATATGGAGAAGGTGGAGATACTGTAAGTGATACTACTATAAAACAAATGTTAGCGTCTAAATTAGAGGATAGTCCAGAAAAGTTTTTAAGTATTACTAAACTATCTAAAGAAATAGTAAAGATTAGAGCTTTCATATTTGATTTAGAAGATTATGGTGTAATTAGAAAAAGAGCAGATGTTTACTTTGATGGAGACAATAGCTTAGGAGATATTAGAATATTCTCTGAATTCCTATTACAACCAGATAAGCAATCTTCTTATATAATGTATAAAGATAGATTAGAGCATTCTAAACTAAGTAGCTAAATTTAATGACTGTAGAAGAACAACATATTGATTTTAAAAGGAAACTTAATAAAGTTGATTCACAGAATTACAGAAATTTTAGACCTGAAGAAATAGATTTATACCTAAATGAAGGTCAAGAACTTTTTGTTAAGAAAAGAATTAACCGTAATAATACATATCAACTTGGTTTTGAAACTACTCAAAAAAGAATAGAAGACCTAAGAGATATACATATTAAGTTTGAAGGTGATACATTACAGCCTTTAACAGCTTCTATTGTTAATGCTAATGTCTACAGATTTAATTTAGAGGATTTAGGGTTAGTAAATGGTAAATTAAAATATCTTTACAAAACTAGAGTAAGCTTTAAAGGTACTAAAGGTGAATGTACTAATGTAAGCCTAGATGGTATTGCTGCTCAAACTGATGATTTAAATGAAATACTAAGATCAGAGTTTTATAACCCCTCATTTGAGTGGAGACAAGCTCCTTACTTATTTTCAGAAAATTTCTTGTATGTATATACAGATGGAACATTTTCAATAACAGAGTTAGAGTTAGATTACATTAAAAGACCATTAAAAATAGCTAATCCAAATGCTATAAAAAATAATTTGGGAGCTGTTATAGGATATAATTACCCTGACGGTACTACTGCAGTACAGACAGACTGTGAATTACAGTCTATGTATGTTACTTCAGAAATAGTAGATGAATCAATTGTATTAGCAATGATGGATTTAGGGGATCAAAGAGTACAACTTGGAAATACTAAGTTGAATATAAACGAATAAATAAATAAATAAAATGGAAAAAAGAGTAAGTAAATTTTTGTCACTAGTAAATAGTGGTAAAGCAGTAGTATCTAACGGTACAAGTCTTTATAATCTAACAACTGGTGCTTTTAATATAGACCCAGGACAACTTGGAATGTTTGACTATAATACAAAAATAGCTATCTCTTCTTCTGTTCCTTCAACTACTAAAAAAGTATATTTTGTAGTAGGAGTAGATGCAGACGGAGATGGTACAACAGATAATTTAGAGGTTTCATTACCTATTGATATTAAGAGAGTGACAGGAGTGGAAAAACAAGATTACGTTGCACCTGTACCTCAAATGCAATTTATTAATTGGGCAAAAACTAGTTGTGAAACTGACTATTGCTTAAAAGTAAATGTAGACTCTGTAGAGATTTCTGAATATTTAGGATTTAATCCTTTATATAAGACATTTACAGTTACTACAGATTGTTGTGATGCAGATTGCGACACTTGTGGTGGTGGAGATTGTGCCCTTTTAGGAGCATCTCTTGTAGAGCAAATTAACGCAGATCCTGATAAATTCTTTAGTGCAGCTTTAGTTACACCTGGAGACTTTACATTAGAGAATGTAGATTTAACATCTGACACAGAAGTAGACATAGTATTTAATGGAGTAACTACTACTTCCGCAGCTGTAACAGTTTCTGATGACGCTGCTGGAGCACTTTTACTACAAAATTCTATTAGTGATGCTTTAGTTGCATCAGGTTTAGGAGGAAAAGCTACTGTAGTATTTAACGCTACTACTGACTTTACAGTATTAATTCTTAATTCAGCAGCTGCAAGTATTACGCTAGATTCTACAGGAGCTATTGCTTCTACAGATTCTGATGGATGTTCTGGAATATTGTTAACTACTAACTTTACCGCACTTTCTGATTTTTGTCAAATACCTACTAGTGTCTTAGATACTTCTGGTGTTAGTTTGACTATAACAGGACTATGTGGTTTTGATTGTAATTTAACTGTAACTGAGCCTCAAAAGCTTGTTTATGAAATGAACAACGGAGTTACCATTAAAAATAGAGAAGAAGAGTCTACAGGATTCGGAACTAACTTGCTATATAGATATACTTCATTAACTAATACTCCAGATAGTGTTATTAATAGAGATCTTTATACAGATGCAAGTTTAAAATATGTAACGTATGCAATTGAGCATGTGGATAATCATGAAGGAGCACCTTCTGGCCATAGATTTGATAGTACACAATACACAATATTAGCTGTTGCAACCTCGGGTGCTGGTGCAGGTTCTACTACAGAAACTGCTATAGATACACTTGTTGGTTTAATAGACTAATTTTATATATCTTCAATTGTTATAATAGGGGTAATAGTTTATTCTGTTACCCCTTTTTATATTAAAAAATAAAAAAAATTAAAATGACAAAACAATTAATAAAAACTGTAAAAGATTATTTTAATAAATATAGTCTTTTTACAATAAATAGTGATGGCAAAGAAACTAAAGTTAAGCTTTGTGACACAGTTATTCTTGATAAACCAAAATTTTATGGAACATTAAATCAAGTTGCTAAATTTACTTTAGGAGATACTATTGGAGATGGATTAATATATGATAACGGAACTAGTGTAACTAATGCAGGTCCAGGTACAGGTACAGAAAACACTGCTTTTGGATTTGATTCACTTGTAGTAAATACCACAGGTTCTAATAACACTTCTGATGGTTTTGAAAGTTTAAAAGCAAATACTACAGGTAGTAATAATACTGCTTATGGTCGTCAAAGTCTTCTTAGTAATACTACTGGTAGTAGTAATACAGCTAATGGAGTTTTAAGTTTAGGGAGTAATACTAACGGAAACAATAACACAGCTAGTGGTCAAAGTAGTCTTGCTAGTAATATTTCAGGCGATAACAGTGTAGCTTTTGGATTTGAAAGTCTTAAAACAAATATTGTAGGAGCTAATAATACTGGATTAGGTTATAAAACTCTTACTGATAATACATCGGGAGATGGCAACACTGCTATAGGAACTGAATCTTTATCCAGTAACACTATAGGAGAAAACAACACTGCAAGTGGTTATAATGCTCTTAAAGCAAACGTTAATGGAGTTAATAATACTGCTAACGGGTCTAAAAGTCTTGAACGTAATATATCAGGAGGTAACAACACTGCTACAGGAGTTAACAGTCTTTTATCTAATACTTCAGGAGATAATAATACTTCAAATGGAATGGGTAATCTTCAGAATAATACAACAGGAATCAATAATTCCTCTTTAGGGTTTAAAAGCCTTTTTGCTAATACTACTGGAAATAGTAATAATGCTATTGGACGTCAAAGTCTTCTTTCAAACACAACAGGTAGTAATAATGTTTCTAATGGAACAAATAGTCTTCTTTATAATACTACAGGAGATAATAATACTGCTGTGGGGCGTTCTAGTCTTCAAAATAATATTACTGCAGATGGTAATACAGCTATTGGTTATAGTAGTCTTTTAAGCAATACCACAGGAACTAGTAACACCGCAACAGGAACTTCTAGTCTTTTAAATAACACTACAGCAGATGATAATACAGCTTATGGATTTAATAGCCTTGCAGAAAATACTACAGGAACTCAAAATACAGCATCAGGAGTTAGTAGTCTTTTGAGTAACACTACTGCGGATAAAAATTCTGCTTATGGATTTGAGAGTCTTACAGCAAACACTACAGGAGAAGAAAATCAGGCTTCAGGTTGGAGAAGTCTTTTAACTAATACTACAGGAAATAAAAATACAGCAAACGGAGCTTTAAGTCTTGCTTACAATACAACAGGAAGTGAAAACACCGCTATAGGTTATGGTTCTTTACCTAATAATACAACAGGAAGTAATAACATTGCTATAGGTAAATTTTCTCAAAGTGGAGACTTTGATGGTTCAGTTGTAATAGGTCATACTGCAGTAGCAACAGCAGATAATCAATTTGTAATAGGCAGTTCTTCAGTTAATGCAGGAGCTATAACTACAGAAACAATTACTGCAACTAAAACTTGGACAGTAAAAATAAACGGAGATGATTATAAAATAGCTTGCATACCAGTATAAAATAAATTAAAAAAATTATGGATGAATACGATATAGTAACACAGAAACAGATTAAAAAAATAGAAAATTTAATTTGTAAAGAACGTGTTAAACTTAAAAATTTTAAAAGTACGCTAGACACTACAGCATCTACTTCTGTATTAGACCTTACTAATGTATTAGGCATCTATTATACAGGCCCATCAGGAGCAGCTAAAAGTTTAACAACGTATACAACAACAGGAACAACTTTAGGAGCTTTTACACAAGTGTTAATTAATACTACTAGTGAACCCACAGTAGATGGTTCTTCATCTCCAATTTCAGGAGCAAGTTGGACTACAGGTGTAGATATGTATATGGTAGTTACTTATAATGGAACCAGAGTAGAATACTTCTTTTTAGAAATATGAATTTAACATTATTACATAAACTACGAGTAAGCGGTGCAGCAGGTCTATTTTTAGACACTTACGCAGGAGCAGCAGCAGCCTACTCTTTGCAAAAAATAAAGGCTACTACTACGAATGTAATCAAAGCAAGGCGAAGTAGTGATGATGCAGAACTAGACTTTACAGCAGCAGAAATAACGGACGGCACACTTACCACTTGGACGGGTGCAGGTGATGGATTTGTGACAATATGGTACGACCAAAGCGAGGATAACCACATTATAAATGCAACATCTGGGGAGCAGCCTAAAATAGTTGATAGCGGTTCTGTTGTACTTGAAAATGGTAAGCCTGCTTTGGATTTTGGGGGGAGTAGTGAGCTTAATAAAGCTACAGTTTCAATAAGCAGTAACGACTATTCTTTTTTTGGAGTGGCTAATACTTCAGGTAATGGTACTAAGACATTATTTAGAAATAGAGAACTTGGTACTTTTGGATCTTTTGAAGGTGTAGGGTTTTTAGAACTAAACCATAGTAGTATACAAAACACATTTATTGATGATGGTAGCGGTAACGCTTTACAAGCGTCATCAAATTCTTTAACATATTCTCAGCAAATAATAACTACTTTGTACACTTTATCTACGGCAGCATTATATTCAAATGGTAGTCAAATAGGTTCTTCAAATCAGGGGTCTGGGTCAACTCCATTAACTGGTCCAATAGCATTACCCTACTTAAATGTAGGAGGTAAAATATTTAGCAGACCTTGGCAGTCTACGGTGCAAGAAATAATCCTTTATAATTCCAACCAAACAGCAAACAAAGCAGGCATAGAGTCTAACATTAACGGAAGATATACAATTTATTAATGATAGGCTACACATACATAACAGAAGAGCTAGCCATAACTGCACGCAAACAATGTGCTGACTATTACGGACTACCCAAGACACCTACAAGTACTACACTCTATAAGGTCAATTACTCAGAGGCTAGTCTTGATACTCCAAAGTTTTGGTATATAAAGTTTGATGAAAGCATAAGAGTAGTTTTAGGGCAGCCAAAAGAATTTAATATCACCACAGAAATATAATAAAATAAAAAAACATGCTAAATTTAAAATTAACAAACTTTGTATTAGAAGGATTAGTGTCTAATGGAGACTGGCTTTCTATAGACTCTGGTTTAGGAGAAGAAATTACTAAAGTAAATATAAAAGCTTTAGAAAAATGTAATAGCTGTTCTGGAGCAGACAGTGTAATAAATACTTTTGAATTAG